TACAGGCGCTACAGGAGCACAAGGTGCAGCAGGTGCACAAGGTGCCACAGGCGCTACAGGAGCACAAGGTGCAGCAGGTGCACAAGGTGCCACAGGCGCTACAGGAGCACAAGGTGCAGCAGGAGCTCAAGGCGCTACAGGAAGAACAGGCGCTACAGGCGCACAAGGTGCAGCAGGTGCACAAGGTGCCACAGGCGCTACAGGCGCACAAGGTGCAGCAGGTGCACAAGGTGCCACAGGCGCTACAGGAGCACAAGGTGCAGCAGGAGCTCAAGGCGCTACAGGCGCTACAGGAGCACAAGGTGCAGCAGGTGCACAAGGTGCCACAGGCGCTACAGGAGCACAAGGTGCAGCAGGAGCACAAGGTGCCACAGGCGCTACAGGCGCACAAGGTGCAGCAGGTGCACAAGGTGCCACAGGCGCTACAGGTGCACAAGGAACAGCAGGTGCACAAGGTGCCACAGGCGCTACAGGAGCACAAGGTGCAGCAGGAGCACAAGGTGCCACAGGCGCTACAGGAGCACAAGGAACAGCAGGTGCACAAGGCGCTACAGGAAGAACGGGAGCACAAGGAACAGCAGGTGCACAAGGCGCTACAGGAAGAACGGGAGCACAAGGAACAGCAGGTGCACAAGGAGCCACAGGCGCTACAGGAGCACAAGGAACAGCAGGAGCTCAAGGTGTCACAGGCGCTACAGGCGCACAAGGTGCAGCAGGAGCTCAAGGTGCCACAGGCGCTACAGGCGCACAAGGTGCAGCAGGTGCACAAGGTGCCACAGGCGCTACAGGAGCACAAGGTGCAGCAGGTGCTCAAGGCGCTACAGGAAGAACAGGCGCTACAGGAGCACAAGGTGCAGTAGGTGCACAAGGTGCCACAGGCGCTACAGGAGCACAAGGTGCAGTAGGTGCACAAGGTGCCACAGGTGCTACAGGCGCACAAGGTGCAGTAGGTGCACAAGGCGCTACAGGAAGAACAGGCGCTACAGGCGCACAAGGTGCAGCAGGTGCACAAGGTGCCACAGGCGCTACAGGCGCACAAGGTGCAGTAGGTGCACAAGGTGCCACAGGCGCTACAGGAGCACAAGGTGCAGCAGGTGCACAAGGTGCCACAGGCGCTACAGGAGCACAAGGTGCAGTAGGTGCACAAGGTGCCACAGGCGCTACAGGCGCACAAGGTGCAGCAGGTGCACAAGGCGCTACAGGAAGAACAGGCGCTACAGGAGCACAAGGTGCAGCAGGTGCACAAGGTGCCACAGGCGCTACAGGAGCACAAGGTGCAGTAGGTGCACAAGGTGCCACAGGCGCTACAGGCGCACAAGGTGCAGCAGGAGCTCAAGGCGCTACAGGAGCACAAGGCGCAACAGGAGCACAAGGAGCCCAGGGTGCAACAGGTAGAACAGGCGCAACAGGAGCCCAGGGTGCAACAGGAGCAACAGTTCCATATAATATTAATCTTCAAGCAATACCTGTGTTTCCTTTTTCATCAGGGTTACAACCTGAACTATATTACTCAATTGCTTTTTCTGAACCAGGTTGTATTATTACTGTTCCTCCTTTATTTCAATGTACTACAATTAATTATGAATTTGCGTTGTATGTATGTGGACGAAATGCTTGTCCTGCAACTTTCTCAGATGCAAAAGCAACTCATAATACTCCGTTGAACAATGAAGTTTGTAAAGCACATACTGGTGTACCACTCGATTATTGTACTGATGGTATTGTCACACCGTTTAACCGTTATTTTTGTTGTATTATCGGAGGACCTGGTGGTCCTCCCTTTGAAGATGCATTTATCGAATGGTTTTATTATATAGAGACAAATAATGCGGCGCAGGCTTATGTTACTGGTAAATTTACTTTTATGGCAAACAAAAATTATATTAAAAATGTGTGGGATGCGCACGGGTACCCAGGACCAGTAGGTAATGGTATACCTCTTTTCAACCCGTCAAATCATAACCAATAATAATCAATAAACTTAAAATAAATAAATAAAAGTGAATAAAACGTTTTATTTATTTATTTATTGTCATATTTAATGATACTTCATAATCTAAACACTCAATTTTATTAATGATAATCCTTCTCAAATTCTGCATATTTTGTCGTAATGAAATTATAAAATTTTCACTATTATTATTAGAAATTAGTTTTAATAATGAAATGTGATATATTTGTTCAATATGCTCTATATATGAGTTATCAGCATACTTATTTTTAATAAAATCAATTGTATATAAGGAATCATTATAATTTTTATTTTTTACAAATGTATTATTAATAAATTTATGGTAATCAATTAAACAAATAATTAACTCATTACTGCTACTTGTTGCTAGTTCTAAGTTATAATTTTCTAAAAAAGTATCCCCATTATTATTTGAACAACTCATACAAAATGGCATAATAGATTTTATTTTAAGTAATAACTCTTTTGTATTTTTTTTTTGATTATCACTTGGATTTTCTGGATATATAGTTGAAAACGAATGTAATAAATGCCAAATAACATGGTAACATCGTGTTTTAATAATATTTGAGAGTAACAATCTTTTAAAATTAGATATTACAGTGGAATCATTATTAATTGAATTACATAATAATTGGTTTAATTCGTTACTAACTTGTTCCATAATGTATTTAATATATTAATAATATATTTTAAAATAATTTAAAACTTTTACCAAATATATTAATAAACATGGATTTAATATACAAGAAAGATAAAAATGGTAAAGATATATTATGCAATGAAGATGAAAGACACCAAATCATGATGGAATGGGAAAAACCTTATATGGAAAAATCAATTGAACTCTTGAATCCGTTTGGTAAAGTATTGGAAATCGGGTTTGGATTGGGATACAGTGCAACAAAAATATGCAGTTTCAAAAATGTCAAAGAGTATAATGTAATAGAGTGCATGCCGATTGTATGGGAAAAATTTGAAGAATTCAAAACTGAACAACAAATTGCAAGACCTGAACTAAAAATAAATTTAATAAAAGGTAGGTGGGAAGACGTTTTACAGACGACGGAAACATTTGACTCCATATATTTTGACGACTATGTGTTGAATTCAGACATGGATATAGGTAATAGAAGAATGATAAAAGATAGGTTTTCACATTTTTTACAGAAAGTCTTGCAAAATCATACAAGAATTGAGACTAGAATATCTTTTTATTCTGGTGTAAATTGTATAGAAATGTACAAAAATATAACTTGTATACATGTAGAATGCAGCGAATATAAAATAGAGATTCCAGGCGATTGTAAATATGCAAAAGGGAATAAAATGTATATTCCAATTATAACAAAGACGTCAAATGCAGAACTTGATTTAAAAGATAAATTAATTCCCGCTAATAATGTCAATAATATGCAGAAAATAAATCCGGAAATTCATGAAGAAATAAAAAAAGAAATTGAAATACACACCAAATATAAAACATTGTTTGATGATATACAAGTTCGCAGTCCGTCGTGCGGATTAATTGTTATTGATAATTTTTATAAAAATCCACACGAAACGAGGAAATATATTTTAACCCAAGAGTTTTCTGTTCGTGGAAATTATCCAGGGCAAAGAACTATTTCATACGCGACTCAGCATTTGAAAGACATTATTCAAGGATATGTCATGCCGTTTGGTGGAAAGATTACAGATTTTCCAATTCCAGATAAAACAACAAATGCGAACATTTACAACGGGTCTTTTCAATACACCACTTCTCGAGACAGGTCTTGGGTTCATATTGATGGTTATAATAACTGGGGCGGAGTTTTGTACATGACTCCGAATGCGCCGCTATCATCAGGAACAGCATTTTACAAGTTCAACGACGGAGCAGAGTGTCAACGAGACCAAGATATTTTAGAAAATAAAACCCAAACAGACACATTTAGTCAAGATATGACAAAATGGCAACTGGTGGATCGAGTGGGGAATGTTTTTAACAGGCTCATATTATTCAATTCCAAGCGATTTCACATGTCGATGGATTACTTTGGTGATTCAAAAGAAAATGGAAGACTTTTTCAAGTGTTTTTCTTTTCAACCGAAAAATGATTTATGACGGTTCCTTTTACCCCCTCCCTTGTTCAAAAGGGATAATCTGCGAAAACCTTTTTGAATAAAATTTATTTTTATATAATTGTGAAAATGATTGTGATATAATAATAATTAACCTAAACAATTTAAACCCATGGTTAGATATATTGTAAATAGTTAACGCATTGTGTAAAAATGCCATCCATTGTCATCGTTGAAAAGAATGGTGATTTGAAAGTACGGGAATATAAAAGCACAAATACAGACGAATTGTATAAAAAATGCAATTTAAAAAAATCGGAAGGATTTGATAAAGTTACGGAATGGGGATATTCAAAAAAGGGCGATGGTCGGGTTACAGTTGAATTATGGGCACGAAGTGAAGGTCAGGCAAACCAAGAGAATAAATATGATTTTCCACCACCTGTGGATTCTGAATTATTTTTTGGAAGTTGTGCACTTTTGTTGAGAGATTCAAATATGAAAATTATTGATTTGACAGTTGAAAAATGGAATAAAATATATGAGCATTTATTTGGTGGGTTTGAAACACTTGCAGACAATGCGGATGAAGATGATGAAGAAGAAGATGAGTTGGCAAATGTTCCATCAAGTATGAAGACAAAGGATGGTTATTTGAAAGACGGTTTTATTATTGAAGATGCATTAGAAGATGCTGATCCCGATGCTGAAGAAAATTCAAGCGATGATTCTGAAGATGATTGCGAGTCGGAAGGGGATGAAAGTACTGTGTCGACAGACGAAGAGAATGAAGACGATGATGAAAGTAGCAATAGTAGTGATGATTCTTCAGAGCTTAATTCCGAAGAATATAATTATTCAGATGACGATAATGATGAAGAAACGAAATAAAAAATATGAATAAAAAATATGAATAAAAAATATGAATAAAAAATATGAATAAAAAATATGAATAAAAAATATGAGTAAAAATAGTAATAAAAATAGTAATAAAAATAGTAATAAAAATAATAGTGTTTACATAAACAATAACAATCAATAACAATATATAAAAAAATTGAATATAAAAATATATATTGTTATAAGAGTAAATACCTAGACCGCCACCAACAGACCACCATCACAAACCATTCTATAAAATGATTCCAAAAAATCCCGACTCTTTCAGACGAAATATACAAAAAAAATTATCAGAAAAAATTGGAGACGAAACGGGGAGCATTGGGCTAAATCTGGAGAAAGGAATTTTTAATCGAACGCTTTTAAAAGCAGGAGAAATGAATATTGTAAAAAAATGGGACAATATCTATTTTGTTCAGCTCTACACAGACTGGTTGAAGTCCATTTGCATTAACCTTGAAAATAAAGACGTCATGGATATGGTGAGAACAAAAAAAATCAAAGCTCACGAACTTGCATTCATGACGCATCAAGAAATGAATTCGAAAATGTGGAGCAAAATCATTGAGGATAAAAAGAACAGAGATAAGAATAGGTATGAATTGAAGATTGAAGCGTCAACTGACTTGTTTACTTGTCGCGCTTGCAAGTCAAACAAATGCACATATACGCAACAACAGACGCGTTCGGCAGACGAGCCAATGACAACTTTTGTCACATGTCTCGAATGCGGTAAACGTTGGAAGTGTTAATTGATTGTCATTATTTATTCTTCATTTAAATCCTAAATTTATAATTTATTTTATTTTTTTTTATTTTTTTTTATTTTTTCTAGTTTTACTTCGATTACCATATTTACAAAATTGTTTTTGTGAGAAACCTCTTGGTCGATTACAATTTATACTTTTTTTGTATTTTAAACTCCATTTTCCTCCGACTAACTGTTTCATTACAAATAAAATAAAATAATTAATTATAATATCTACGTATAATATAAAATAAACAATTAATAATAAAATACATTTTTTTCAATAATGAACACTAGAAAGTTATTTTACGTGACGTTGATTATTTCTGTGTTGGTTCAAATTATTACTGGAATGATTGAAGGGTGGACGGTATTAAGTGTGAACGTTCCATCGCAATATACTATTATAAAGGAACTTTTATATTTGGAACTGTTTGTTCAGGCAATTGAAGGTTTATTTTACATTTGGCTAGTTTATAACTTCACTAGTGTAATAAACGTAACTCCAAAACGGTATATTGACTGGTCAATTACAACCCCAACAATGTTGACTACATTGATTTTTTATTTGATTTATTTGAGATACAAAAATGAAAATATGGATACGACAAAATTGCAATTTTATAATTTACTACATGATAATGCAAACACATTGTCAAAGATAGTATCTTTGAATTGGTCAATGTTATTTTTTGGATATTTGGGAGAAATGAAAATATTGTCGACTGTATCAGGTGTTGTATTAGGGTTTGTTCCATTTTTAATGTATTATTACATGATTTATCAAAAATATGCAATTAGTAGTGGACCACTAGGAATAAAATTATTTTGGTATTTTTTCTTTTTCTGGTCATTGTATGGTGTTGTTGCACTACTACCCTATAATTTGAAAAATTCTCTATACAATATCTTAGATTTATTTGCAAAGAATTTTTTTGGGCTTTTTTTGAGTTACATTATTTTACTAAAAAAATATTAACAGTATTCTTTTTTTTTTATTCTTTTTTATAATATTGTATTTACACTCTTGAATACTTATTCACAATACCCACTCATAAAATTCATTCATGAAAAGTGTAGGATAAATAAACTCGTCTTTTGCTCGTTGTGCTTTAATAAATAGTGACTTGTCTCCAACGACGTAAAATGTTGTTTTACACCTTGATATTGCCGTGTAAACTAATTTTTTGGAATTTTTATTCATTAAGCAAAAGTTGTGCGCAGGAGAAACAATAAACACGATTATATTTCTTTGCAATCCTTGCATTTTATGTACACTGCTTATGTAAAAAGGCATGAATGCGTCTCTAACATCTTCGACTGAGAGGTCCGTTTCGTCTGTTTCTCCATCGTATTTGACTGTATAAGTGTAGACAGTTTCATTTTTTCCATACTTATTTTTCATTTGTTTTACAGTCTCATGAATAGTGCCAACATCACCATTCACGCGAACATTTTTTTCATCCTTGTAGTCATTTTCAGTTCTTATAACTAAATCATTCTCGTGAAAAATGTGCGTGTGACCATTTTCGTAACGTTCCACAAACAATTTTTTGCCATGTGGATTTTTTATTTTTTGAATTATTGGGTTGAGAGCGAATACTCCACCATTTTTTTCTCGTTGAACAGACATTGTGTGAATGTCGAATTCCTTGTGAGGAGTCGTCGTCGTCACTCCAGGTGTAGTCATTTGCAAACGGTGCTGATAATGCTCTTTTTCATATATTTCTGTAATTACTCTCTCGAAATCTTCAGGCGTTTTTGCTTCAATGAAATGAGAATACGCATTATCGAAATCGTCAAAGTGAACGCCATTTTCCGTGTTCATTTTTTCAATAATACTTTTCAGGTTTCCTTCTTGTCGCTTTATATTTGTTAAAATGGTCGTGTTGAAAATCTTGGATTTTATAATAGATTCGAAAGGAGTTCCTGCGCTAATCGGCGGAAGTTGTTTCACGTCTCCAATCAAAATGAGGGAAGAACGAAAGCATTCGCATGCAGACAGGAGTTTTTCAAACAGGAACAAATCAACCATTGATGATTCATCCACAATCATAATTGTCGGTTTAAATTCACCTTTGTTGAATGTAAAATTGAGGGCTCGATGTAAAGTTGAAAACATGACTTTATCATCAAATTTTGAATCATATTTACAATATACTTTAAGGTTTTTTTGTGCTAGTCCAGTTGGAGCCATGACAGCAATGGAACTTCCCATCTCAAGTTGATAACCCATGATACAGTCAACAATTGTGGACTTTCCGGTGCCCGGAGGGCCAGTAATATTGAACAGTTGCATATTATTCAAACGACATCCCCTTTTGATTGCTTCAATTTGTTCTGGTTCAAATTTGAAGGCTTCTTTTTTATTGCTATGTTGTTTGAGTGTATATTTTTCAATGTAAGCATCAATCGCTGCGTCATTTTCTTTGGAGTAAATTTCTTCTTTTTCATGGTAAAACAGGTTTGCAACTTTGTCTGATAGTTTTATTTCAAAGTCAATAAATTCTTGGGTTGTAAAATAAGACGTGGTTCCAAATATCTTTTCAACAATGAGCTTACTGTCTAATAAGAGCGACTGTGCTGCTGAATTCCCACTACGCAGTTTGAATTCTTTATTAAACTCCATTTCGAGTTGACCGGTCTCGGATTCAGGAATATACAGTTGATTATTTTGTTTTGCCATAAAGTAGTCATAGATCCACGCACGTACTCGCTTGTCCAGTGGAGGAATTATTTTTTTTTCATTACAAATGTCCATAGCATTCTTGTAAGATATAAACTGGTTTTCAAATGTTATAAAATCAAAGGGATTCAAAAGTAAATACTCGATTGGAAAACTATTTTTTGACTTTGAAGTGCAAACTTTTACGTGATGAAAGTATCGGTAAAGTTTTTTTGGTTTTACCTTGCATGTTTCAACAATTTCTTTTAGTGTCTTTTTTACTGAATCTTGTCTCGAGTTGACGAAACGATTGTACTCCATTTTCACAATAGAGTCATGATCCATAAATCCTTGTGTTTTCGCATATTTCGTCACAACAAAATAGTCCTTACAGTCCTTACCTTCAAGTCTCGTTTTTCTTTTTGCCTCAGACACGAGGTCTTTGTATACACCATTGTGATGAATTTTATAGTATGCTTTAAAGTATGACTCACAGAGCGAGTCAATCACTTCTTCTTCTTTCGTTTTTGTATTTTGTTGTTTTTTCACACTGTTAGTATCGGTCGGAGCGGTCGGAGCAGCAGCATCAGTGGTAACAGCAGCATCTGGAGGAGCAGCGGCAGTAGCAGCTTCACGTTTTCGTTTGAATAGTCCAGGAGTGACGGTTGGAGATGACTTTGTGTTCAAGGGAAAGAACATAGAGGGTAATAATTGTTGTACTTTTTCTGTTTTTTTTTGTTTAGAAGAATCGGCTCTCAGCATGTCACGTTTATATATATTTTACATTTGTTATAATAAAAAAATCAATTTTTATTATAATAATTTTTTAATATAACTTTTTATAATATCGCAAAATTAAATAAAATAAACAAGTAAAAGTATAATAAATTGATAAATCAAATAAATCAACAAATAATTTCAAGGTCTTGCAATCTCCACAGTTCAGAACTACCGTTGGGTAAAGGGCGCCGAATAATAAATGGCAGTTTTTTATGTTCCAGTTCCAGCTGCGCAATAATGTACCCGTCGATGATTGTCGGATTCACATCAACATAAGGTTTCGCGCCTTCATTTAGTTGTTTTGTTCGAATTCCTAAAACTCTTGTTTTTTCGTACTTTGTTAAAAATGGTAGTGTTTTGTGATATGGGTCAATGATTGTTCCTGCATCATTTCTAGTGACGCGTGACATAAATTCAGTTTCTTCATTATTGTAAGACAAACTTTCAGGGTGAAAAGATGCAATGTAATTTTTTTTCAGTTCATTATCGAATTTTTGAAGATGATTTTCGTCGTCGTCATCATCGTCATCATCGTCATCGTCGTCGTAATTTTCATCATCCTCATCAACTGATGACTCAAATGAAACCACTCCTTCTCCTTCTTCTTCAACATCAACGTCTTCTCTCTGCCGCTTATTTTCTTTTTCTTTTCCCTGCCCTCCTTGCCCTCCTTGCCCTCCTTGCCCTCCTTGTCCTTCTTGACCTTCTTGTTCATCATATATGTCCGACGTCGCGTCTGAATCTGATTCTCCTCCTCCTACTATTTCCATTCCACCCCCTGACAATGTTGAATCATCAAAATGTACGCTACCATTTTCGCTACTACTGTCAAAACTGGTATCAACATCAGTATTGGGCTCAGAGTCCATTTTTTTCATGTCTTGCATTTGTTTTGCTTTTGTGAAATGTAAATGTGTCTATATTACATATATAAAATTAAATATTTCTATTTCAATTTTTTATTTTATATATAAATAAATAAAAATAAAAATATAAAATGACTTTTTTGAATATTGAAAACCATGAGTAAATATGTGTAAAGCTAAAAAAATAAATATGCTTCAGATAAATTCAACAGTATGACCACCCAAATTAAAAATGTAATACATATACATTGTAAATATTTTCAAGATGCGTGATGATACTGTTCAGTGTTCCACGTGTGTTTACAAGTTGTGCACATGTAGACGAATTTCAAGTTTGTGTCATCGTATCTAATGTATAAAACAGTACATGGAACATCAAGCGTTTTATTTGTCTCGCATTCCAAGTTGGGACACTTCATTGTGTTAATTTGAGGTAGTGTTGGGTCTAAATGTGTATACTCGTTGACAAAATTTGATAGTCGACTTTCTGTTTGTTTGAAAAATGTTTTTGAAACACAAACACTGGTGTCTGAGTTCTGTTCTTCGTTTCCGCAGTTTCTGCATTTATTGATGAGTATTTTTGAGGTGACTTCTTTTTCTTCTTCTGAAACGGCAGGAGCATCTGCCATTGTAATGTAGTACATGTTTCCGCATACTTTACAAAATTGCATTTTTCAACGACGTTTTGTGGTAGTTGTTGTTGTGTATCTGTGTATCTTGTATATAAATAGTTATGTTATTTTATATTCAATTTAATTATTAATATATATAGTAAATATGTTAATAATTAAAAAAATATTTAAATATAAAAATATGTAATAAATATTGATTTCATTTTTAAATGATTGTTAATTTTTCAAAGAGAGATATCAACTGTGTATAATCAATCTTGAATCCAAATAAATAAAGAGATGAGTGCACAATTTCAGGGTGAAGTATGCGTTCCTTATTTTCTTGCAGTTTTTTCATTATAATGTCTTTATTTTCAAGGTAATGCGCCTTCATAATTGAATAAAAATAGTCTATATAGTCCTTCTCTTTTATAGGTATGTATTTGCCGAAGTTTTCAATGCTGCATAAAAGTTCGTAAATTGAAAAAGAATAATTTCGGAATTCAACAAGATTGTGATAGTTACAAAAGTCAGGATTTTTTTTTGTTATACCCGGTTCATGTAAAATGGGTTCATTATCCATAATAGAAACCAGAGTTAGTAATACGGAAGAAATTGTTTGACAACCGCTCCATTTCTCTCCACGCCACGTATTCAAAATGTCAACACAAACCTTACCAGTTTTGTAAAAATTTGGATGAAACCGTGTAGTTCCATCGTTTGTGTAATAATGAAGAACGGGAGGTGAGTGAGGATAATCAGTTGGAAATACGAATTTAAAATAATAATATCCATTTCGATAGAGTGAGTCCTTAGGACCAATAATTAATGCCCAACCCTCTAATATGTCAGTTTCGCTGTGTTTGTAATATATTCCTTGGTCATGTAGCGGCGTTTTTATAATTTGGCCAATGTCTTTTAACAGACGCTTGACTGCATCTTTTGAAATGCTAATGGGTTTTACATCACTTGCCGTCGTAGCGCTCGTCGTCATTGTTGGTAGTGCTGAATTGTCAATAGCTTCGGTGGCTGCTTTGTCTTGTGTTTTTTTACAAGATGTCATATGATTCTGGAGAGAAGCGTCTAAATATCTACATATGAATACATTTAAATGTTTATATCATATTCATAATTATAAAAATATAAATTTATGAGTATCTAACCTTCATACCTTGTAAAAAAATAAATACATAATTATGTAAAAAATATGAAAAAACACTTTTTATATTTTTTTAAAAATTGATTTTTAGGGATAAGTGGATAAACAATAAATAAAAATTGAATTAAACTTATCTCAATATATAGTATTAACAATGGCAATGGCAAAAGTAAATGTCAAAGCAACTTATAATTTTGCATCATATTTGTTGTCATTATATATAAAGGAAGGTGAGAAATGCACGCACACGCGGTTGAAGAATGCGGACTTGGGAGTCAAAGGTGGCGCATATTTAATAACGGAATCAGAATTGGAAGAATTTTATAAAAAGTATTACCAGCACGTCTTTGTTGAAGGGAAACAAGAATTCTTGACAGAAATTCAGCTTCCGGATGCAGGACCCATCCTTGTAGATTTTGATTTCAAATATGATGTTGGCATAGATGAACGCCAACACACAAAAGACCACGTTGTTGACATGGTATTGCTTTACATGAATGTTCTCAAAAAAATCCTACACATTGATGCAGGAACAGATATTCCTGTATTTATATTTGAAAAAGAAACAGTAAATTGCAAAACCGAATTGACAAAGGATGGAATTCATATGATAATTGGAATTCACATGGAACGAAAGCAGCAAATGTATCTTAGAAGTATGATTTTGTCGGAGTTGCCGAGTGTGTGGAGTGACTTACCCGTGACAAACTCGTGGGAAGATGTCATTGACAACTCAATTACAACCGGAAAGACTGGGTGGCAACTCTACAACTCTAGAAAACCGGGATGCAAGTGTTATCTTTTGAAGTATCACTTTGCGTTGAAACTTAATGAAATGTTAAACTGGGAATTTTTAGAAAAGAAGGTAACAGATTTCAAGTTTGATAAAGATTTCAAGTTATTGACGGCAAGGTACACCGGTCATCAGTCTTTTCGGTTGGTCGAAGAGTACACACAAAAAATTGAAGAAATGTTTAAATCAAAAAGGGCGTTGGTCTCGACATCTGGAGGAAGTTCTACGCGCGTCAATATTGTAATGGCAACATCTTTGACGCCGTCGTCGATTGATTATAATTCAATTACCACTTTAGACCAGCTGAAAGCAGCAATAAAAATTATTATGGACAACTTGGAACCCAGAGAATATGATATAAAGGAGACACACAAGTTTGCAATGTCGCTTTCAGCCAAGTTTTATGAGCCTTATGAAAAATGGATTCAGGTTGGGTGGGCTCTAAAAAATACAAGCGACAAGTTATTTTTAACCTGGATTCTTTTCAGTTCGATGAGTGAAAAATTCAGTTATGAAAAGATTGGGGAATTGTACAGGCAATGGCAGAAATTCAGGACAGGAAAAAGCGAACTTTCAAAACGCTCAGTGATGTTTTGGTCAAAACAGGATAACCCTTTGGAATATAAAAAGATTTCAGAAGAAACGGTTGATTATTATATTGACCAGACGCTTGTAATACATGTAGGTAAGACTAAAATTACGGAAGCATCGGATGTTGATTTGGCAAATGTTTTGTATCACTTGTACAAGGGACGCTTTGTGTGTGTGAGTATAAAGCACAATGCGTGGTTTGAGTTTAAGGACCATCGATGGTCTGTGTGTGACTCAGGAACGTCTCTTCGTTTGTTGATTTCAACTGAAATGCTCGGCATATATTCAGAACGAAGCATGAAGTTGTTGGATAGTTTGAATGAGTATGACAGTACTTCAGAACAGTTCAAGCACATACAGGAACGTTCGAAGCGGATGACAGAAATTTGCAACCAGTTGAAAACAACAAGTGTTAAAAATAATGTGTTACGCGAAGTGCGTGAATTGTTTTATGATAAGGATTTTATTGAAAAAATGGATTCAAAAACACATCTTATGGGGTTCAATAATGGTGTCGTGGATTTTAAGGAAAAAGTTTTCAGACCAGGACAGCCGTATGATTTTATTTCAAAGTCCACAAAAATAGACTTTTTAGACTCGTATTTTACTGGGTGCAAAGAGTTTGAAACAATTGAGCGCGAAATCATTGCATTCATGGAGCAGTTGTTTCCGTCACCGGAGTTGCGCGCTTACATGTGGGAACATCTTGCGTCATGTCTTATTGGTGTGAATCGTGACCAGACGTTTAACATTTACAATGGGTGTGGAAGTAATGGAAAATCAAAGTTAGTCGAGTTGATGTCACACTGTTTTGGAGAGTATAAAGGAACAGTGCCTATTACTTTGATTACAGAAAAACGAAACAAGATTGGTGGAACTGCATCTGAGATTGCGCAACTGATTGGTGTGCGATATGCGGTGATGAATGAGCCGTCGAAAGGGGACCGTATCAATGAGGGTCCGTTGAAAGAACTCACGGGTGGTGATCCAATTCAAGCGCGCGCACTGTATCAGGAAATGGTTACATTTGTGCCGCAGTTCAAGTTGGTTGTTTGCACGAATGTCATGTTTGATGTCAAGAGTAACGATAACGGCACATGGAGACGCATTTGCAAAGTTGATTTTGAGTCTTTATTTTGCGAAGAACCAAAGTCTGATGACCCTGAAATGCCGTATCAGTTCAAGATTGACAAACGATTGGATGAAAAACTTGAAGGATGGGCGCCGGTGTTTATGGCAATGCTGGTTCAAAAGGCATATCAAACGGGAGGTACTGTTGCTACTTGTGAAAAGGTTAGACTGAGTAGTAACAAATATAGAAATAGCCAAGACTATTTGTCAGAATTCATTCGAGACAAAATCAAAGTATGTCCTGGTATTAATGATAAGACTGGAAAAGCGTTTGATGTGAAACGAGATGAGTTGAATCAGGAGTTCAAAGATTGGTATATGAATAATTATGATAAGAATGTGCCCAGGTTTCAGGAGTTGCATGACTACATGGATAAGAAGTTTAAAAAGATTGCAAAGGGTGGTTGGTCAGGATGTAAAGTGATTTATCCAAATGATGATGAAGATGAAGAATTTGACGATTTGTAAATAAAAAGTATTTGAAGTCACACATGGTGGTATTTTGAAATCACATTATGATGTTATAACAAGTAGAAAAAAAAAATATAAAAAAATATAAAAAAATATTTTTCTTTTTTGTTTTTTCTTCTTCTTTTTTCTTCTTTTTTTTCTTTTTTATTTTTCAAAACGCAAGCAAGGGGTTACCACACCTGTGGGGAGGCAAGCAAGTTCGTTCACTCGAGATTTTTTTGCAAGGTGTGCCAAGCATCCTTTGACTCTTGGTCGATGGTGACCATTTTGTGCGCCTCGTACTGTTCCGGCGAGTCGTAAAAGTAGGTCATTGGAACAATTCCACTGCAGACTACAACCTTCCACAAGTGGTCTTCTTCAAATGAGCCAACATTCCACGGGTACTTGACTCCAGTGATTGCATTCACGATGGGAAGACCCATCCTATTGGATGGAAAGGGTCCTCGAAAGACCTTTTCTTCCTTCTTTCCTCCGTTGCCCTTGTAGCCGTTGCCCTTCTGGCTCTTGCTGTTGCCGTTGCTCTTGTTGTTGCTGTTGCCGTACATTGTTGTTGTTGATGCTTCTGAGACGATTCACTGCAAAATGTCAAGATATAAATTGAATTTTCAATTTATATTTTTTTCATTGTAATTTGGGAAGAAAAAAAAGAAAAGTTGAAGTTAAATCAAAATTATTTTACACCTTTGCACATTCAAAACGCCAATTTTAATATTTTTTTCTTGATTTCAATTTTAATTTTCTTGACTTTTTCGATTTTGATTTTAATTTTCTGGACTTTACTTTTGATTTTTTTTTATATCCTCCTTCACGATTTAGCTTTATACCAGGCTGAACCTCAGGAGTCTTTCGAACAACACTTTTAATACTGTCTGTTATTATACCCTTTACTTTTTCTTTTAGTAAATCTTCTTCTTGTACTTGTACTTCAACTTCTTCTATAAATTCGTCTAATTTTTTTTGGCTCGTTTGTTTTTTCAAATTTATCTTTTTCAAAAGACCTTTAGGATTTTCTACAACTACTTCATCTGGTAATGGTTCGCCATTCCATGAATAATGAGTACCTCGTAACATGGTTTTAAGTCCAGGGTTAAAGGATTTTGCTAATGTGCCTTCACGCTCAGTTAATTTTCTGGATTTTTCATTGTTTTCTTCTATTTTATTCTTATTTTCATCACTTGAAAATATATCATCAATATTGTCTTCAGAAAGAAAACTTGACCACGTAAGATAAGTTGATACAATTTCATTTTCAATTCTTTTAATTGTATCAGATATACTTAATATATTATTAACAAGACCCTTATTTTTTACATATATATTTTCATAACATGTATATAGTTGATCAGATTTTAAACCACTACATGTTTTTGTAACAAAAGATAAAAATTTTTTTTTATATTCTATGTAGTTGCGAGTAATCTTATCATAAATATATACTAAATATTTTAATTGGTCGACTGCATCTTCAGTCTCAGTAATCCAGCTCATTAAGTTTTATTATTAATATTTTATGAATATTATAAAGTATATGTATATATTAATTTATATATTAATTTATAATATTATTTAGTTATTTATTTTTTTTTGATTTGAAATCATTGAATGATTCAAATAGTGATTTGAAAACAGAAATACTTTCTAAAATGACTTTTGAAATAAGTTCTTGCACTTTGGGTAGTTCCATTTCATCTTTGAATGAAACAATAATGTAACTATCTAACGCATGCGGGTGCGGTTTTTTGAATCCGCAGAATGAAACGATTCCGTCAGATTGTCTGTTATAGTAATTCGAAAAGATATAAAACTCAATTACTTTTCCTAGAGTGTAATCCTCTCCAACCAAGTTGATTCGAAATGAATTTTTCATGGTGGTTAATTCGTGCGCATACTCAATTGTCGTCGTTGCATTCGTTTCAGCATTTGTTTCTGCAGCGTGTTCTATGCTAGCCAACAGTTTTTCACATTTCTTTATCATAATGTCGCAAGCTTTCGTAACAAGTTGAACATTAGTATATACGCCAACAGTCTCAATTATAAAATCAAAACTATTTGGAACAAATATGCGTTGGGCTTCAAGAAGTTCCCAGTTTTTTTTTTCATTTTCAATAACTTCTTCAATGGAATCGGCAGACAACGACGACGATTCCAGTCCTTCTCGAATCGTTTTTTCCTTTGCTTTCCATTGTTTTTCAATTTCTTTGGTGTCAGGCGTACAACTGTAAGCGCACGTGTGCGCCACATTATACATTCCGTCAAATTTTGCATTTGAAATTTCAAGAGTGCAAGTAAATGCAAGTGCTTCTCCACTGTTTGAATTGGAAGAAGAAATGTTAGGCAATAGTCTAGCAAATTCAATGTAGTCACCGGAAATTGCATCGGGTGGGAAAATTTTACGAACAGTTGCTTCAGGCAGATATTCGTACATGACATCTTCATCGGCGTCTTCATTTCTTGAACGTCCTGATTTTTTTTCAATTTCTTTTGCTTTTTTTACTTTAAAGTCTTCAGTTGTAACGTATCGAATTGTATCTGTTTCATTTTTTACGTCAACTTCCACGACATAGTTCTTGTACTCGTTGGCGATACCATCAATAGTGTGTAAATGATGTATTGGTATACAACCGAGCCTCTGTTTCAATATTTCATTGTGAAGTCTCGTCGTGTTAACCGTAAACTCTGCTCGATTTTCAGAATGAGGAAATGTTCTAAATACGTATTGGTTTATATCCGACAGAATGATTCGTCGCAAAGCATTTGCAATTGAAACATCGCAATTTTCCAACGTAAATGTGAGTGTAAATTCGTTATTGTTATTGTGTTGAGAAATGATGGGTTTACTGGTTCTAGTTTTGGAAGAAGAAGAGCTCATTACAACAAATCCAAGTTAATAATAATATATATTCATAATATTAAATCAATTTTTTTAATATTTATTAACCGATAATAACAAAAAATATTAAAAAATAAAATGATAAATAATTTATTTTAATAACTATTTAATATTTATTATTATTTCAATATAAATAGTTATTGCGTTGTTACATTACGTATAAAAATAATTTCAGTTTTTTCTAGAATAAATCATTTTTTATGAGTAGCATTATCTACTATAGTAATTTTTGTGAGAAATCTAAAAAGTTATTACAGACTCTTTCTAAAAGTGCTTGTAGCAAAGAGATTCATTTTTTGTGCATTGATAAACGAGAGAAGGCGCAAAATGGAATCACATATTTGATATTAGATAATGGAGAAAAGATTTTACTTCCTCCGCAAGTAACTCGTGTTCCAGCATTACTTTTGTTGAACAAGGGAAATCAGATTTTGTACGGGGACCAAATCATGCAACACTTGTCTCCCAAGGAAATGGAAATAAATCAAATTGCGACTAATAATAATGGAGAACCGGCGCCCTTTTCACTAACTAGCGATTTTATGGGGCACGGTGTAACATCAGACACGTACAGTTTTTGGGACCAAAGCAGCGACGAACTTTTAGCGAAAGGCAATGGCGGTATGCGCCAAATGTACAATTATTCAACGGTTGACTATTCAAATACTGGAAGAATAGAAACTCCACCTGATAACTATACCCCAGATAAAATAGGTCAGGTCACGTTGGAACAGTTGCAGCAGAATAGGAAAATGTAAGAAATATTGTAGAAAAATATAAATTGAAAATATTTTTTATAAATTCGACTTTTAACAGTCTCACACCGTTAACCCGTTAACCTTGTTCTCTCTGCAAATCAAATCATGTCACTAGATTCATGCGTATATCTTGCTCATCTTCCTTCTCCTCTTCCTCAATATGAATACGTGGTGAGACCTGGCGCTCCTGCTGTAGCACCAATTTTCAGAAAGCCGTCTCACCTGAAGAAATGGGAATCAAACGAACTCAAAGAAAATAAAAAGTATTCGAATGAGATTTATTATGAAAAATTGAGTGCATGGAAAAAACAACACAACTGGCACGATGTTCCACTCATGACATCCATGACAAAGGAAGAAGCTGACAAAGGATTTAGAGAAATAAAAAAATACGAGTTGGAAATAAAAGAAGAAAAGACAAAAAAGGAGGAACAAGAGTCGCGAGGCATTGAGTATGTCGCGCCTTGTATATTTAGGTACTTGATTCCACATGATGCAGATGATGCAAGAGCTGTTGGAACCTTTTATTTGGAATTTTTGTCCAAAATGATGTACAATCGTGCACATGAATTGTGCGCGTGCACGACGTTTGGGGAATTTGAAAAAGTGTATGAACATTCCACTAATTTAGAAAAAGGATTTTGGTTGCTGGGTTTGAGAGAACGAACTGCGCGTCATGCACTTGCAGCATTTTCTGTTGAGTCAAATTTGTTTCCTGGCAGAAAGGCGCCGGCGTCGGCGCCGACAACCAGCACCAGCACTAGCACCAGCGATGACGACGACGTGCCAACAAGAACATCTAAACGACGCAAAACTTTTTGTGAAAGACGTGGAAAATTTGGCATTTGTGAGGTGAAAGACTTGGAAACGCTTGGAAATTCAGCTCCAATAGTGTGGTACATTTCCCCTGAAGAAATGCGAAATATGAAAAGGTTCGAGTTTTGTTTTGAAATCAGTCCAGAAGAAATTCAAGAACTTCATGATATGGCGACTGTGGATGAGTGGTGGGACAACGAAGGATACAGTTATCCTTGGTAGGTTAGTTAGGTCGGCCAAGTCGGTTGGAAGGAATAAATCTAAAACCGAGTCGAACCGAGTCGAACCGAGTCGAACCGAGCCAAACAATATGTGTCTCATCGCATAATGCAGTTTTTCATTTTTTCTTTGTATTCTGACAATCCAATATTTATTTTCATATTTGAAAATGTAGAACCAAATATAGTATCATTTGAACTATTTTCGATGCTACTATTATTATTATTATTGCTACTGTTATTGAATTTATTACGATGTTCGTGGCTTGCGCGCGCATGTTCATCAATATATTTTTTAACAGTTACATTCAAATGTAGTTTCAATTTATCAATATTGTATCCCTTTTTGGCAGAAACTAATGTCATAAAGTCAAACTGTGTTTGGTTGATGATGTCCTTTGGAATTTGAAAGTCATTATTCAAGTCGTGTTTATTGAATATAAGAATCAGCTTAAAATTTGGTGAAAAAAGTGTCTCATTGTCTTGAATATATTTATTCCATTTTGAGATTTGTTCGTCAATATTTTTTTCAATATCAATGACGACAATAATTATTTCAGCAGACCGAGCATACAGTGGAAGCAAAGAATGGAAACGTTCTTGTCCTGCTGTGTCCCATATTTCAATTTTGATGTTGTCTTCAACTGTGTAAATTGTATATGCCGCACCAATTGTCAAGTTGGTATCAGGATTGAATGTGTTGTGTGTCATTCTTTGAACAATGCATGTTTTTCCAACTCCTGAATTTCCAAAAAGTACCAACTTTATTTTTTTGACCATTGTTTTATTTATATTTATATTATTATTCATATGATTTCTCTCTGTATATATTCATATATATTGAAATATAAAATATATATAACTAAAAAATAATATAAAATTTATTTTTATATATTATTATAATACACATATAATAGACATACATATACATAATACAACACATAACAATATAAATAAAATGACAACTGTAAACTGTTCAGGCGAATCAGAATCAGTAAGCAAGTCGTTGATTCTAAAGGGATTTAATCAACATTTTGAAGAGTTTATAGAAGACATTCAGAGTGTATTTCCGGATGATGATGAGGTTACAACGATGAAAAATTTACTATATATTATGAAAAAGACAAATCCGAAATTAATTTTAGAAACTTGGAATTCATATATAACGATTCCATACAAAGAACCCATTGAACAGTCAGATATTTCTTTTTTTATCAATAAAGATTATTCTGATTTGGATATTGTAATTACAGACAATGTTTCAAATTTCATTGAACGTTTGCGAGGATATGTGCGAAACATGACAGAACATGATCAGGAAAAGTCAATGCAGTATGTGAAAAATTTATGTAACTTGACAAAAGTTTATTATTTAAGTTGAAATAATAATAAATATAAATATTTTTATAAAATTATTAAATTATAAAAACACCATTTAAATACTTTATTCTATGTTTTATTATAATTTGACAAAAAGTAATTAAATTATAATAAAATGAAAACTAGTGTTGAAAAGGGTGTTGAAAAGGGTAAGGATATTCCTGATGAATTTAAAAAGGTAATTTTTGATTTCATTGTAGACATTTCGAATACTTTTCCTGAGTATCAAAGTACGTTGCAGTTATTTTTGGATGCGTCTAGAGAAAGAACGGCCGAGTCAGCTGCCGCCGCCGAATCAGTAAATGTTGTTTCTATTTTGTATGAATACTGTTCCAAGGTATATCCAGAGAGATTTTTTGATATTTTATACAAAAATGATAAAATTTTTGATAAAGAGGATGCGGCAAATGTGAATGTGAATACGCATTTTTTGCCAAATATTGATTTTTGTGTTTTATGGAATACCGAGGGAATAAGTGACACAACTAGAGAGACGATTTGGAAATACCTTCAACTCATTTTGATGACAATTATCACAAACATTGAAGATAAAAAATCATTCGGAGATGCTGCAAATTTATTCGAGGCAATAAATGAAAATGAGTTGCGCAGTAAGTTGGAAGAGACCATTCAACAAATGTACAATATGTTTGAGCCGAATTCTAGTGCTGAGTCCGAAACAAATACAAATACAACAAATGATGAAAGCAATGAAAGCAATGGGGGGAAAAAACCTTCTTTTAATTTTTTTGACTGGGCAAAAGACCTTGGCGAAGAAGATGAGGATGATGGAAATAAAGGTACAAAGGGATTTTCTTCAGCCAATGCAGAGTCAATTCATGAGCACATTTCAAGCATTCTGAATGGGAAAATTGGAAAACTTGCAAAAGAAATTGCAGAGGAGACTGCAAAAGATGTCGACTTTGACATGGATTTTGACGAGTCTAAAGGTGATGGTGTAAATTTTCAGAATGTATTTCAGAAGATGTTTAAAAATCCTGGAAAGCTCATGGGTCTTGTCAAAAGCGTTGGTTCAAAACTGGACCAGAAATTTAAATCGGGAGAAATAAAAGAAAGCGAATTAATGCAAGAAGCGAGTGACTTGTTAAGTAAAATGAAAAATATGCCGGGAATGAATAACTTGACCGACATGTTGAAGAAAATGGGCATGGGAAATATGGCAGGAAACATGGGAGGAGGAGGAAAAATGAATTTTGGTGCCATGCAAAGCCAGCTGCAAAGAAATGTTAAGATGACAAAGATGAAGGAAAGAATGCAAGAAAAACTTGCACATCAAAAACTTGCACAGCAGCAGCAACTGCAACAACAACTGCAACAACAACAGCAGCAACTGCAACAGCAGCAACCGCAACAAAAAGTACATACAGTATTTAGCACTGGAGAGATTATAGAGCGAACTCCCATCGATACAAATCCGTCGTCATTCGCACATAATCAAAATAAAAAGAAAAATAAAAAGAATAAATCAAAAAAATAAAATAATTAAAAATAAATAAATAGTATAAGTAGATATATAGATACATTTATTCACCATCCATATTATAGACATTATAGTTATATGACAACAACGGCATCAAACACAACATTGACGCAGACGGCTTCCGATGTTTCTTTTTCCAGCAGCGCACCTGCACCACCCGCGTCCACAAATATGAATAATGAACAACCCACCACGGTTGATAATAGTGCTAGTGCTAGCAACAGTAGTAGTGGCAACAATAATTTAGATAAGGACAAGGGTACTAGTACTCAATTTTGGACAAATCAACCTTCTGTTCTATTTGATAAAAATGAAATGTCAGATTTATGGCCAATGCCGCTCATGTCAGTCGAACAAAAGTTGAATGCAATTACAAGACTTGTTTTATTATTAACTATTTTAGGATTTTTGATTACAAAAAATATTAATATTATTTTCACAGGTTTCATTACTTTAGCTATTTTTGTTATGTTGTACAATACGCAATACAAAATAAATACTTCAGCTTCATCTTCAAATAGTTCCGAACAAAAAAAAGAAGGATTTGTGAATTCTCAATTGTATAACGCTTTAAAACCGCATTTAACAGTTCCGACTATTCAAAATCCCATGATGAATGTGCTTCTACCTGAAATTTCGTATAACCCTTCACGCGACGAAGCTGCACCTTCCTACAATTCAGAAGTTGAAAAGGAAATCAATCAGTCAACTGAAGGGTATGTTGTTTTAGATTTTGAACCAAGAAATCTGACAGAAGCTGAGAAACTTAGAAAAAAACTATTTGCAGATTTAGGAGATAAATATGAATTTGATGATTCAATGAGATTATTTTATACAAATCCGAGCACCACGGTTCCAAATGACCAAAAGGGTTTTGCAGAGTTTTGCTTTGGAGATATGATTTCATGCAAACAAGGTAATGAAATGGCTTGTCAACGTTTTAATCCGCGGTTAGGTAGTGTTTTGAATTAAATAAATAATGGTGTATTTTTTTTTTCATTTTTTTATTATGTTTATATATACTATAAAAATGGCAACAGTAAAAGACTATGTTTTTGATAAAATGGCAAGAATCGGAAATGATACATGCGGTTTGAGTCAAAGAAATGTTCAAAATATGAATGCTGGGAATTATATGGTGCAGAATTTTTTTTCATCTGACTGCACAATGGCAAGACCCATAGAATTTGCGACCAGCCAACCGGGTATTTTTTTCGAGGGAGGACATCAAACCGGTGCAGGTGGATGCAATATTGACATTAACTCGCAGCTTTTGAACGGGAGCATGAGCACACATCCGAGGTGTAAAATTTCATTAAACCAGCGACCTTTCGTTACGGTCCCTTATTTAGGTAGAGGTGAATGTAATCCGCTTTTAGAATCCAAATTAATTCAAGGAGATGTTACAATCAATAAAAGAAGTGTTAACTTGTTGTCAGAACAATGCTATTCAAATTATCTCAATTATCCGCTTATTCCATCGATTGCTTCGACAGTGTCAAATCCGTCCAACTTGGTTGAAGGCGTCGCCGCAGACGGATGGGTCCGTGGAGGAATTCCATCTCGCGAAATGTCGCGCGAAAAAGCATATGCTTCCTGCAATTACAGTCAGGCACAAAATTAAATATAATTATGGGTCATGAATAAAATAATGAAAATTTATAAATAAATAGTATAAATAAATAATTATATAAACATTTATTTATTTAAACAGTATAACGTATAACAACATTAGTATGAATAGTTTATTGAAAATTATTAATGGGAGCGAGTAACTCGAAATTTAAAATAAATTACGAAGACATGCAGTTGGCATCTAAATATTCTTACACTTGTAACAGTGACAACAACGGTAACAATCATAGTAGGTATGCAATTATAAACACGCTTGACCCTCTTTACCAAACATGTTTGATTCCAAATACAATTCCGATAGCTGAAGAAGAAGAAGTTATAAATGATATTATAACAAATTCAAAAAAAACAAAAATAATAATTTATGGATTGAATTCAAATGATGAAAAAGTATATTCAAAATATGAACAACTTATTAAACTAGGAGTGAAACATGTCTACATTTACATTGGCGGCATGTTTGAGTGGCTTCTACTTCAAGACGTGTATGGTCGGGAATTATTTCCAACAACCTCGACAGAATTAGATATATTAAAATATAAACCTCGAAAAATTCTGGATATTTTATGCATCAAAATGTAAAAAGGATGTGTGTCCGCATTTTACCAAGCGCATTCGGTCTTCTCGGTCTTCTCGGTCTTCTCTATACGGATGATGCTGCGACTGTTGTTGGTTACCATCAATGTACGTTTTCAAACGATGCATCACTCCAAGTATTTTTGAAGTGCGCAAGCTATTTATAAACTGATAAATGTCTGCACTATAATCATACACATGTGATTCAACATCTGCATTCAGTGTCAGCGTCGGAATTGTTATATTCGACGAAGAAGGAGTGTTCAACCAGTCATCATGATAGCGGTTGCATTTTTCCAAGTACTCATAACTAATGTTGCTTTCCCCAGGTCTGCTTCTTTTTTTAACTCTGTTCATGCAGGTGTTGGTGCTTGCTTTGAAGTAAACAATGCATGATGGCTCGACATCTTTTGCGAATGCGTCAAACCATCTTGTGTAAATGATGTATTCATCATGTTCAATGTCTTTGGAATCATAAAGCATTTTTGCAAACACGTATGCGTCTGTCAAAAGACAGCGCTCGGTAACAATAAGCTTCACTTTCGGAGTTTTCAATGCTTCTCTTATTCTTAGCAGCCTGGTAATGTAAGCCATCATTTGAAATCTGAACGCATACTTCTTGACATTGACATACAAATTGGTCAAAATGGGAACGCCATTTTCATCTTTCACTTCTTCCCAGTCGCATGTTGGTTCATCAACAAATATTACAGAATCTTCTGACATTTTTTTCTTTCTCATCAACAACGTTACGTATTCTTTCAATTTTTCCTTACCTGTTGTTTTTCCCGAACCAATGTTTCCTTCTATTGATACTATCAAAGATGATGACGTCGACGATGATTTTGATATGCCGTTACCCATTTTACTCGACTCTTGTTGTATCGACTTTTGTTGTATCAACTCTTGTTTCGACTCTTGTTTGACTTTACTATACTTATTAAAATTATTCAATTTTTATTTATATACAAAATATAAGTCAGCATTAAATAAAAATTGATTATAATACTTGATTATAAAATTGTTTATAAAAGTTACATAAACATATAAAGTTAGTTACATTAGTCAATCACAACAGCAGGAGAGATAAAAAGCAAATAATTAATGACAAAAATACAAAAACAAGAACAACAAAATAATAATGTAATAAAAAAACATGATGAAATAAAAAAATCAAAATCAACCCAAACTGTATTATCATTATCAGATATCAATCATATCATGAGTGTGTCAAAGTACTTGCAATCATTTTCGAATTCTGTGGTTGACGATGACAATGGCGTTCATGACGTTCATCACGATGACGACGACGACAACGCGTATGACCACGAAACAGATGATGATGAGGTTGAAACAAAGGAATCAGCACCGGTGTTATCAGATGACGACGTTGGAATGTTACACGAAGAGGCATTATTTATCATTGACGAATTTATTCATTCAAATCCTCTTTTATTCAGCAGTCCTGATTTTGAAAACATGGTATACGACCATGTGCAATCCATGTTGCACTATTATATTAAAAATTCAATGGCAACTTGTGAAGAAGAAGATGATGCTTATGTTTATGACAACTACGACAATGAGAACGGCGGCGAATACAGTGACTCCGGCGAAGATGAATCCACTATATGTATGCAAATCGACGAAATCGTGAATGTTGCAATACACGACTATTTCAAATTTATTCGTCCTCATCGTTCATACAAGTTTTCATTCATTAGAAAGTCTCCAAACATTGAAAAAATGAAAAAGAAAATAGAATTTTTGAATTTGCTTTATCAACCAGAACAAAAGACAGATGAATGGTATAACCACCGACATGGACTTATTACCGCAAGTTCGGTGTGGAAAGTGTTTGGTTCACAGTCAATACAGAACCAGTTAATATATGAGAAATGCATGCCATTTGATCCAACAAAATATAGCCGTGTAAATTCAGAGTCATCTTTACATTGGGGCCAAAAATATGAAGTGCTTTCAAAAAAATTGTATGAAGAAATCAATGGCACAAAAGTTCAAGAATTTGGTTGCATTCGACATCCAAACCCGCAGTATTATTTCATTGGGGCTTCGCCAGATGGAATAAATGTGTGTCCGTTATCACAGCTCTACGGTCGCATGCTTGAAATAAAAAATGTTGTGTCCAGAGAGATTACGGGCACTCCAAAGGAAGACTACTGGATTCAAATGCAAATTCAAATGGAGGTCTGTAACTTACCTGAATGCGATTTTGAAGAAACAAAATTTACCGAATATGAAGATGAAGATGCATTCAATGCAGAGTCAACCGAAGCAAATGACTCTTCTAAATGGAATTATACTACAAGTGGAAAAAGACGAGGAGTTATCGTATACTTTTCAAAAGATGAGAAACCGTTTTACCAGTACGCTCCGTTGACGATTACGACCAAGGCGGAGTTTGATGCGTGGTTTGAAGAAACCATCAATACGTACGAAACTCTTACATGGGTAAAAAATATTTACTGGAGACTGGACGTTTATAGCTGTGTCCTTGTTTTGCGAAATAAGGAGTGGTTCAAAAATGCAATCGTAAAAATAGAAGAGTTATGGAAGACAATTGAAACCGAAAAACAAACCGGATTTGAGCACAGAGCCCCGAAGAGAAATGCGAATGCGAATGCAAAGAAGGAGAAGGAATACAATTCTGAAAACGGGGTTATGGGAACAATAGAGAAAGTGTGTCACCTTCATTTAAATATTTGATAATAAAAACAGAAAAATTTACTTGAAACATTTCACAATCTATAGGGTTCAACAATTGTTTCCGTAAATATCTGACGGTGCATCGGCATCAAACGCGTAAACATTGACGCGCGTATCTTTTGATGAAAAGGGAATCATTGGAGGAAAATGTGGAATGGTTAAATTTTTATTTTCGTATAATGTTCCGCACATGTTTGCAGGGCTGCATGTACCGTTGTTCGGTGTTGCCCAGTAACGAACGTTATTCGTTCTTTGAAGATAACTATTTGGGAAAATAGGATAATATGCCGACATGGACCTACTATCTAAATCCGATAATCCTGGTTCTTTTTGAAGAGGATAGTCTCCTTGTAACAATGGTTTCGTTACGCTCACTGGAAATTCTCCCGGTTGAAGAAGATGCGAAACAAAGTTCTCTCGAGCCGGTGTAAAAAAGAAGGAGCCAATCAAAGCCAGTAATAATGCTAAAATTAAAAATAAAATGTTGTTTGTTTGATTTGTCATACCTGATATAGTTAATGAGATATCGTTATAAGTATTATAATATAAATATATAATATATTATAATATTCATTTTTTTGAATGAAATAACCAAGTAACAAAATAATTATTTTTCACTTTAAATTTATTTAAAATGATTTATTTTGGCACAATATCTGCTCTTTGTTTGATGCACTTGTTGTCTACATGAAATGATGGAACATCTTTTGTTTGCGGAACAATTGATAAAATGCACTTTGCTTTATGTCCGTAAAGCGGTTCGGTGCATCCTTTTTCTTTTTTTTTTGCAAAGTTGAATATTTTTGGAGGAGGGTCATTCTTTGTGCATCTTGACCTAAAATGTTCATATCTCTCCCGCACATCACAATAGGTTAACCCTGATTTTTTATCTAGTCGCTTATTCACAATCTCATGAAGACGATATATGTATTTAGAAAATGTTTCTCTAGATTTCAAATGACACTCACGAATCGGGTTTGCTTTCAAATTATTTGTTAAATTAATCCGACAGTATTTACACGGCAATACGTACCGCAAACTGTAGATAAAATCAGAGTAATGTTTTTTATCTTCTGCTGTTGGGTTTACTGGGTAATTAAAACTCATTGTGTGTAAAAAATGCCACATAGGAGGGCCCCAGACCGATGTAAGCATTCCATCTCCGCTATTATAATCTTTTTTTGAAAATACATATCTAGATTGTGTTGATGACCCTGAAGATTTTTTTTTCGTTTTATTTTTATTTTTATTTTTATAGAGTTTACCTGTCTTATTTTTCATTTTTTCATATGTTGTTGTCATAATAATACGAATGCACAGTGTTATATTCACACAATATTAATTTTTTTTCATTAAAAATAATTAATATTCGTATGTAAAAAAAAAAATTTATATATTATATAATTATAAACATATATAGCAAATATCAGAACATACCATAAAAATGTCAGTTTCAGCAAAATCTGTAAAAACAGCATTAGAAACAATATATTCTAAACGATACATGATAGTAATGTTACTAGTCGCGTGTTTATTTATTTGGATTGGCGTATATGTTTATAAAACATATGTAAGTTCATATTTGGGCTCTTCATTGGAAGGTTATGCATCTGGAATGGGAGATAATGCTCCATCTACTGAAAATGATAAAACTGCCACACTTTACATGTTTGGAACAAGTTGGTGTCCGCATTGTAAAACAGCTAAACCCATTTGGGAAGAGTTTGTAAAAAATAACCAAAATTCAAAGTTTGGCAATTATAACGTAGTATTCAAAAGTGTTGACTGTGATGATGAAAATGAAGGAAAAAAACTTGCAAGTGATTATAATATAAAAGGATATCCCACTTTTAAATTAGAACGAGGACCAGGAGACATTGTCGAATTTGAAGCAAAACCAACATCTGACAATTTTACCAACCTTCTTCAAACGTCGCTTACTTGAAGGGAGGGGAGGAGGGAGCGGGAGTTAAAGAGGGGCGTTAGCTGCCCGTTTAGTAATAATAATTTTCTTCTTCACAGGTTCTGCACCCTTGGGAACGAGCTCGCCGATCACTGATACTTGTTTATCATTTAATTCAAAACGCTGACCTATTACGCGGATGCAAATAAAGTCTTTTTCATTTACCGAATTGAATTGTGAGTTAGATGAATGATGGTCGCGCGATACATATATAATTACGGGCGACTTTTTCTCGTCTAAACTTGTAAAAGCTCGTATACCTGCCTGTGTGATATTTTTCGCATAACAGCAGATTCGCATACCTTCAACCGGACAACAAATGCTACACTCATAAACAACCTCAAATTCAATATATTTACTTGAAAGTGTTCCGCTTGAGAACTTTATGATGCGAACAGATTCCGGCTTTACATATCCTTCAACAATGCACCTACCTTCCACTTTATTAGAAATTGTATTTTTTATAGTCGTTTCCACATTTGAACCAACAAGAATGAACGGAATCACAACCTTTGTTGTCAATATTGTTTTTGAATACAAGTCAGGTTCTTCTGGTGTTTTTTTTTGTATACTTGACGATGACGACGACGACATTATACAGTATATATAATATACTCTATTATATATTCTTTATATTCTCTATATTTTTCAATTTTTTTATTTATTAATTTTTTTTTAATAAACAAAAAATAAAATTACAAAATTACAAAATTACAAAATCATAAAATTACAAAATCATAAAAAAATCAATTCAGTTTTTTGACAACTAAATAGAGTATATTGCTTCAACCATATGAAGATTCCATCTTTTATTATTTAATTTAATGTGATTATAAAATTGGAGAATAATTTCTTGTAATATACAATATGTGATTTGTGTGAGATTTTGAGGTATATCGATAGAGTGTTCAAATTTATATTGTTCCAAAATGTCTTGTAGCGTGCGTTTTTTTGTTGGAGATGTACTACACACACTTCCGCGATTTTGACTTTCTTTCACTTTAAATGCAACACCATCTTTTATAAACTGCGTAAATCCCAAAAACTGCGCAAAATTTGTTTTATCAATTTTGAATTTACTGGTTAACTGATTACGCTCATCGCTCGTCAATTCACTTTGATTAAAAAGACTCCACTCATCTGTTTCATTTTTTTTATAAAATATTGAAATATCCTTTGACACAGTAGCAGGTGCATCTTTTAAAGGAACAAACATGTATGCACCAGACTCACCTTGCATTTTTGTAACAAACCTGTTGAAATACTTCAGTATGTTTTTAGCGCATGTCGGAGCAAATGTATCTGCCACATATTTTGCCTCTTCATATGCTATCTTCGTTTTCGAACTGGCTTCATCTTTTATTTTTTTTGAAATATTCTCTATCTCATTTAAATGAATGATCAACGTATTCATTTCATTGAATGTCAAACGGTCCATTACATGAATAAAAACGTACCAGTACACTTCATCTAGCTGTATGACTCTTTCGATTACATTTATCATTTCGCTGCAATAAATATACCATATTCTATCTCTCGATATCATTGGTATTGCGCCTGAAATTAATTTCAATACTGGATCTTGTGCATCCGCTATATCATTTTTTATTTTTTTACTCAGCACTGTATTTATAGCTAAATTATATGTGTATGAAACATTTGAAATAATATTTTTTACATATTCATACTCCTTGATTTTTTTTACTTCTTTACTCCCAGTGTCGCTTTCTCTCTCGCCATCCCCATCCCGTAATGCACCAACGTTTTCAACTTTTACATTAACTTTATCGCGTTTGAAAGGGATGGGCGTGCTTCGTTCAAATACACTAATGGTTTTATCATTCAATTCAACGGGTTGAAAAAGATAATAATCTCCAATATTTATCAAATTTCCGTATTTTCCATAACAATCCGAAATATACTCGTTTTTATCACTTATCATCTGTGTGAGTGCAAAATTAATTTGTAACTCCGAATACGTTTTGACACGATTTATAAAGTGAATTAAATCTATTTTTGTGTAAAAGTGTCTCTCTTTGAACGCAGATTTTATGATTCTAATAATATTTTCAACATTCATCAAAATAAATGTTTCATTAAATGTCCCCATATTGACATCTTGCTCTTTCAAATTGGCGTTTGGAGTGCATGTATACTGACAACTTTTCATATAGTCGCATGTTGATGTAAATGGCTTGTCGCCTATTCTATAATTAAGTTTTTTTCCAGTTGATAGTGTTAACTCAACTTCGGTGTCAATATTTTTCTCTGTAAAATTACTCTGATTTATATTTAAGATGCAGTCGACGGAAGATTCTTTTAAAATTCTGCTAACAATTCCCATTTTAACTGCTTTTGTTTCAGAAAAGCGATACATTGCTAAATCTGCTGATTCTTTTCCGCTTTTCAAAATAGTTGCATGTAAAAAAATTTGAACATTTCTTTTATCAAAAGGTAAATTTTTATGGCTACATGTTCTAACTCCGCGACCTATAATTTGTTCAACTGCGCTCATGTTGTACCAGGGGTCCATGACATGTATTTGGCGAATATTTTTCAAGTCAACTCCTTCTGACCCTGACTTTGAAATAATAACAACTTTACACATCGAACCGTCGAGATTTTTATCGGAACGAAGTGCGTTGATTTCTGCGTCATTATTCGGTGAAATGTATTGATTACCGGTAATTAAAGCATACTTTAGTCCATTTGATTTTATTGAAACGCTATTTGAAAAAAATGATTTTGATGACACATTTTCATTTTTGTATCTTGTAAATCCCAATTCTTCCAACGCAAGCGCCATTGGAATTATTCCACTCTCAATGAAATAAGTGTATATCAGCACAATCCCTTCACAAAAGGTACTTTTAGACGGTACTTTTTTATTATAAGTTGAAACAATATTATCACATATGGATTTTATTTTTGAACTGTATTCTCCAATTTGCTCTGGTGAAAATATTCGATTTTTCGAATTTTTATATACATACTGACCTTTTTCTTTTTTCATTACATTCAATAATCCTTTCTCTCCATACGTGTATTCAAACTCTTCTTCTTCGTCGTCGTTCTTGAATGGGTATGTCATATTCAAAATTTGTCGAAATGATATCAAGTCATTGATTGTGTATCCTGAAAGCGCACTGTTATCACCAATATCGCCAATCTCATTGTACTCTTCCATAATGTCACTTTTCGGGTCAACATCTCCGATATTTACTCTCCTTTCTTCGTGTTCCTCCATTTTTTTCAATTTTCTCTCGTATATCTCATTTTGATGTTTTCCAATATGGGTAACATACACATCTACATGTTCTAATCCAGGAACCGTTGTTTTGTCGTCAAACGTAAACTTGGGATAAGAAATGCTTCCTCTTATTTTTTTTTCTCCATTATAAACCTCTTGCTGTTTCAATGCATTTTCTTTAGAAAATTGCGATGGAAATATTCGATATGGAAATGTATACGGATTTTCACCGCGCACATATGATATATATCCAATAGATGCCTCTTTTAATTTTTCTTTGCCAACCTCTTTTCCTTGAACAACCAATAGATTATTATTAGAATCAAACAAGTCGCTTGAATGGATGCGAGGGCGTCTGTCATTTACTCTCATTAAATTCAAAAGCCATACAATTTCTTTTGGATCATTGAACATTGGCGTTGCCGATAAAAATAATAATCGCAAATTTTCTGCATATTTTACAAGGTTCATCAAATAAGCTGCATCTTTATTGTTAGATTTCAAATTATGAACTTCATCAATAATTATTAATCTATTATTAAAAAATTTTCTCATTTTTTTTATTCCTTCACGACTTATTTTGATTTTTATTTCCGCTTCTTCTTCCGCTTCTTCTTCCTCTTCTTCCTCTTCTTCCTCTTCTTCCTCTTCCGCTTCCTCTTCCGCTTCCTCTTCCGCTTCCTCTTCCTCTTCCGCTTCCTCTTCTTCCGCTTCCTCTTCTTCCGCTTCCTCTTCTTCCGCTTCCTCTTCTTCCGCTTCCTCTTCCTCTTCTTCAGCCTCTTCCTCCTCTTCCTCCTCTTCCTCCTCTTCTTCAGCATTTTTTTTACCCTTTTCGTCCTCTTTATTCACAATTTTAGATTTTTGTATAATTCCTTCACCACTAATCAAAGTTCTTATAATAGATGAAAATTTTTGATATCCAAAAAACATGTATGATTTTTTTATTATTTTACCAATTTGTTTTTTTATTTTTAATTTAATCTTTTCTTCCTCTAATGCATTCCCAATTTCTTCTTGATCAATTTCAAACAAATGTAAATTTATCTCTTTCAAATACTTACTGCCAGTGCATCCGTTTATTGTCCATTTTCCTGATTCATTTCTGTGTAATTTATTAATATCGAATAATTCCTTTTTGAAATTATTTTTCACATTGATATTTGAAACAACGATTATTTCTTCTTTTATTCCCATTTGATTCAAATATTCTCTCATATTTTCAGATACTCCGATGGCAGAACACGTTTTTCCGGAACCTAGACCATGATACAAGAGCAAGCTATTGTATGGCGTTTGAAATGACATGAAATTTTTTACAAAGTATTGGTGTGGTTGCAATTCGTATGTTGCATTGCACATTTTATCAGCATGTTCTTCCAGTTCTTTATTTCTGTAAATTTTTTCATTATTCATTGTATCATAAAATTCTTTTTTTTCTGATATTTTTATGTTGAAGTTTTCATCATTTAAATCGGGATAAAGAAAATCATTACTAGAAGAAACACTTACACCTGAAATTTCATTTTTGCGTGGAATTATTTTTATTTTTTTTTTTGCTTGCACTTCTTCTACAACTTCCACTTCCTCCTCCTCTTGCTCTTCACCAATGACCCTTTTCGCCTTTTTCGGTTTTATTTTAATTTTCATAATTTTCTTTTTCTTTGAAGCACATCGATTTTTTTCAGTTTTATAACATGCTTCATCATGCGACGTGGCATTTACATCAGGATTATAAATACACCTTTCGGTTTCTTCATTGTACTTGCAAAATAATTCCCCGGTTTCTCCGGTTTCCCCGGTTTCTCCTGGTGCTGCTGCTACTGCTGCTACTGGTGCTACTGGTTCTGCTGTTGCCACCTCTTTTACCTCTTTTACCTTTTTCGCCTTTTTCGGTTTTATTTTAATTTTCATCATTTTCTTTTTCTTTGAAGCACATCGATTTTTTTCAGTTTTATAACATGCTTCGTCATGCGATGTGGCATTTACATCAGGATTGTAAATACACCTTTCGGTTTCTTCATTGTACTTGCAAAATAATTCCCCGGTTTCTTCTGGTGCTGCTGCTACTGGTGCTGCTAGTTCTGCTGTTGCTGCCTCTTTTACCTTTTTCGCCTTTTTCGCCTTTTTCGCCTTTTTCGATTTTATTTTAATTTTCATCATTTTCTTTTTCTTTGAAGCACATCGATTTTTTTCAGTTTTATAACATGCTTCGTCATGCGACGTGGCATTTACATCAGGATTGTAAATACACCTTTCGGTTTCTTCATTGTATTTACAAAATGTTTCCCCGCTTGCTGCTGTTGCTGCTGCTGCTTCACTTTCCATAAATGTGTATAATTATACAAAATTAAATAACTTGAAAATGATAATCTATAATATAAACAAATAATATATTATAGATTTATACTCATTTTTTTCAACAATAAATACAACATTTAATCATTCAAATCATACCGCATGTATCATAAATTTATTCAAAGTATTGTTAACACTTGTAATTATATTTTTTTTTTCAACATTATATGGTCGGATTATTTTCATGCATTCTTCATATGATAACCACTTCATATTTTTTACTTCTGACTTTTGATAATCATTTTTTTGTAAAGTCTCTCTGCTCATGTATGATAAATAATATTTATTTTTATATGACTTAATGTTTGACCCGATAAATATTTCTTCAAATGGAACCACATTATTTATCTGTTTCAAACAATATTTGTCATATCCTGTTTCTTCTTCAAACTCTCTAAATCCACAGTCTAAATCTTTTTCTTGATGATTCCTCCGTCCTTTCGGAAATCCCCACTCTGCCGTTTCCCAATTTGTTGTTGACGACGAAACAATGCTTTCTAAATTATATTTTACACCCGACGACATTTCAACACCATTTTTTAACTGTAAAAATTTACTCTTCGAAACCTGCTCTTCTCCTCTGTATTGTATTCCAGAGTACTCACCCCATAGTGACGACCACAATTCATCAAACGATTTTGTTAATATGTCATTTTTTTCATATATTGTCATTTCATCAATAATATTTTTGATATACTGGTAATTATAAAGTGAATATTTTCCGCGAATAAATTCTACATAACCAAAACTATCAGTCCTTTGAATCATCAAATACTCATACTTATTATCATATTCTTCACACTCTTTTTCACTCATTTCTTCCTCCATTTTTTGATACTCGCTCGTTTTTCGAAACGCAATGACACCTATACTCGTAATGGGAACACTACAATTTGAATACATGTGACCAATTTTACCACAGTTGTTACAATAATTTCCATTTCCGTGACCGCTGTTGTTACCATCGTTATGAACAAACTTTTGCATGTTTACCTAATTTTATTTTAGTTTTTACTTTGTTAAATATTATTTTATAACGGATAATAAGTTATATGTAAAAGATAAAATCTTTTTATATTGTTTGAATACAAACACAAATCAACCAACCAACCAACCAACCAACCATTACCAAATATGAAAACCACAGCCACACCAACAGCCACAACCACCACTTTAGACCCTAACGTATGGGGTCCGCACTACTGGTTTGTGTTACTCACAATCGCAACATCCTATCCTAAAAATCCCAACGATGTTACAAAAAAAAAGTACTATGAATTTATTCAAAACTTACCATTGTTTATGCCATCCAGTGCAATCGGCAATAGTTTTAGTAAACTATTAGACACATTTCCAGTTACTCCATATCTCGACAGCAGAGATTCGTTCATTAAGTGGGTTCATTTTATACACAATCGAATCAATGTTTTGTTGAATAAAGAAGAAATATCCCTTCATGATGCTTTAGAAATTTATTACAATAACTATAAACCTAAACACGTTGTCGCGAGAGAAAGATACAAACATTGGCAAAAAATTGTATTTATCATTATTGTAATGTTATTTTTGGGATTTATTAAATACAATATGAGTAAATCAAATTAATTTTTACAATGGCTCAGATATTTTATAATCCAAGGAGATAATTTGTCCCGATAGGTAGGTTGGTCGACCATTTGAGCCTCCAACTGTCCATGTTTCAAAAGGTAATTCTTGATATCTTCAGAAATTTGGTTGTTCATGTTTTTTATATAAATTATATATTATATATATCTTGAAGTTCAATTTTTATATATTATTATTTTAATATAGGCAAACCAAATATTAAATTCACCAAAACAATAAATAAAAATTAAATGTCAATAACGAAAAAAAGAAAAATGTATATGACCGGAGGAATTCCAATATATCCAGGAGGATTTAGTTGCGTATTTAAACCACAGTTGAAATGTAAATCGAAAAATAAAAATAAAACACGAAGGAATTCAAGTCAATTCAATAAGAGGTCGGGTATATCAAAATTATTATTCAAAGAACATGCAAAGTTAGAGATGGATAATATTCATTTGTTTTATAATGCTTTAAAGCGTATTCCAAAGTCTCACAAGTATTTCCTTTTGACGAAATCAAAGATTTGTTCGCCTGCAAAAATACCAAAGCGCGACCTGAAAGGGTTTGACAGCATGTGTTCAAATTTCACAAATAATGATGTATATGAGTCAAATATAAATGCAAATATTGAAAATTTGCGATTGATAAATATGCCGAACGCCGGAGTCTCGATTAATGAGTGGCTATCAAACGCAGAGCTAACCAATGCGCGAATCATTCTTTTTAACAAGATGATGTCAGAACTCATTACAAATGCCATTGTCCCAATGAACAGAGTAGGCGTAATTCACAATGACATCAAGGAAGATAACATTTTAATAAGTTCATCAAAAACAAACCCAAGACCAACCATTATTGACTGGGGAATATCAGGTATATCAACATCACATAATCCTATCCCAGAAATTATTATAAATAGGTATATTTCTGTATCGAATCCATTTAGCAGCATCATTTTTACATCAGATTTTATGATAAGTTATAGTGGGTTTTTAAAAATGCATAATAATCCATCATCTCCTTCATTTCGCGAAGAACTCTCCTCGTTTGCACTTTCACAGTACTTGAAATTTAAAGATATTGGACACTACTCGCATATTGAACGATTTTTTATTGCCGCGTTCACCTATAAAGAACATTACATGACCCATTCCCATCAAGATGAACAATATTACAAATCCGAATTCGAATCCGATGATTTTCACAGTAAAGTTATTGAGAAAACATACCACAGGTATGCATCCGCATACATTACTGACGTGTTGATTCATTTTACCGACTTTGACACAGCATCAGGAGACGGAATCCCCAAATTTCAATATGCTAAATATTTTACTGAAGTATACATATTCAATTGCGACATATGGGGAGTTATGTGTTGCTACAATATATTTTTTTCAGTTGTAAAAGAGTCTAGAATCATTCAACACGTCAACACGACAAAGTATTTCAATTTCCTGGCGCGACTTTTATCGATATTTACCAATCAAATCATGGTCAATGGTCATGAAAAAATTAATGTTAAAAAATTAACTAACTCGATTACGAATTCATTTCATTAATTTTTCATTGATTTCATTAGAATGAATGAGTGAGGGAGGAGTTTACACAAATTGTGCATAATACGATGAGGTGATTATAGAACTTTTGTGGTGAGGCATGCCGTCATCATTATCATCATAGAGTGATGGTTCCACATAAGGAGCGCAAGATGATTTTTTCGCAACAACAATATTAACCGCATTGTTTATAATGTCATTTACAATTGCATCCACAGTTGCATGTATGTTATGAGCATCAGGAAGAGCATCAGGAAGAGCATCAGGAAGAGCATCAGGAAGAGCATCAGGAAGAGCATCAGGAAGAGCATCAGGAGCATCAATAGCAAAAACAGGATTTGGTGCCACTTTTTTTCGCATTTTAATTATAACATAATCATCTTCATCAAATTCATATTTTTTTTTATTTACATTTGCACTTGCATTCACTATTTCATTCATTTTTGTTTTTTGAACCAAAACTTTATCTTCTAAATATTCTTTTATTTCAGATGAATAATTCGCAGTATAATTCAACAAACTACTCACAACATTTACAACATGATAAACTCCTGTAATCAAATAATACTGAGTATAAAATAAATATTTATTTTCTTGAACATCTTTTTCTTCTTTATGAACTTCTTCTTCTTCTTTATGAACTTCTTCTTCCATTATTATTTGTATTTGTATATTATAATAAAAAAAAACCTTTATTATAATTTCAACTTTATATTTCTCTTCATGAAAAATAAGTATTGAAAAAAATATAAATTGAAAAAAAAATATATATTTTTATTTTTTGTAGTTTACAAGATTTTCAGAGATTATGGATACTGCTGCTAGTCAGCAGCACATGACAACAGTAACAGCAGCAGCAGCAGCAGCATGCGGCGGAGGACAAGGACGAAAGGGAAAAGAAAAAGGACAAGGGCATGAAGCTTGCAAAAAACAGCTTATGCTTCTTCAAAAACAAATGAATGATGCGCTCAGCAACAAACGCAGCGATGAAATGCGCAAAATTGTTGATGACAACTCTACATTGATTGCAACCACACGAGAAAAGGGCATTATCACCATGACGTTGCGATTTGCAATTCAAGAAAGCGACAATGCATTGATTGAATCATTGTTTGGTCGCCTATCGATGAAGCGTGACTATTTTGAGTTGATGGTTTACAAAGGTGACCCAGCGTACAGCGCTCATTTATTTGAAACATATGTCGATTTCGCATTGTTGGAACAAAAAGACATTCGATTCATGATTGAAAACGGCTTGACCCAGTTGCTTCGTCACTTGGACGGCAAATTTCTGCATGATGCAGGTGGAACCAAATCTGAATTTGAGAAGTCTTCAACTCTGCGTCGCTACTCGCTTCAAAATTGCGGTCACTACATCGAAAAAATCATGAAAGTCATCGAGAATAACGTGACGAAAGCCATTGCGGAAGATGAAAAGAAAAAAAAGAAAAGTCACCTTCCTCACGACATTTTGAAAACCCTGCAAAAAACTTTCGCCGCTTACGATATTATAGTTGACGGTGGAAGCGTTTTACACTCGCGAAATGGTCAGCCCAATCCAAATGATTTGCGCAAAATGATTGACTTGTTGAAAACGCGCGGGCATTCGCCGCTTGTTGTCATTCACGCATCGCACACCAACGTCAAACTGAACCCGACATATGCCCCAGATGTGAACAAAATTCTTGAAAAACAAGATGGTATCACTTTCATTACAACTCCGTCGGGTTTAAAGTTGAACGATGACCTGTTCATTCTGCTGGCATACTTGACTCGTACAGACCGCGGACTTCCATGCAGCATTATCACGCGTGACACATACACTGACCACATGGACACTTTCAAAAACACGCAAAAGAATGTGTCGGATGACTTTGGCAAGTATTTGGCAACTGACTTGATTTCATACACGAATGATGCATTCGGCCAAATGCACGTGCCTCCCACCCAAACAAAACCATACTCCAACTGCATTCAAATCGTCGAGCCGTATGCATACATTCCGCTACTGCCCACAACGCCAAGTATGCCACCCCCCGAATTTAGTCAAATACTTTTGTAGATTTCATATTGATTGAGGGAGTGGAGGAACCCTCGGGTGCAAATTGTGTGCGCCCTAATTTTTTTTTCTTAAACATTATATATACAAACAATAATAATGCCGGCTGCTAAATCAAAATGTGTAAAACAGACCCAGAAAAAATATACGACAAGGTCGTCCCCTCCTTTTCCTGCCAACGAATGTAAAAACCAAACAAAAAAAGGTAATAATGGAAAGTTCTTTAAATCAGTCGAAGATAAAAATGGCGTTTACAAGTGGATTGCATTAAAAATTACAAACAAGACTAGACGTAATTAACTTGAAATAAATTATATATATTTATTTTTTTAATATTTATTTTATCTCTCTTCTCTCTTGAACCCTGAATACAAGTTTTTTTCCAAAAGTAACATGGATGTATGAATTGCTCGGTTTAGGATTGTATGGATTTACGATGGCTCATTTTAGAGAGAAGAGAGATAATTCAAAAATCAAAAAAAAAAATAAACAAAAAAAAAATAAAAAAATAAAAATAAAAAAATAAAAATAAACAAAAAAAATAAAAAAATAAAAATAAACAAAAAAAATAAAAAAATAAAATAAAATTTACAATATTTTAATTTATACAAAAATATAAATTATAATAAAAAATTATTATAAAAGTTTAATTATACAATACGCACACAAGTATGAAATTCAAATTTGAGTTCATTATTTTTATTATTACCGCCGCATTAATTTTAAATACTTATTATGATGGAAAATATTTTAAAATGGTTGAAACGGCAAACGCACGAAAGTATATTAAAATGGCAACATTTGGATTTTTTGGATTATCCATGTATTTATTTTTAAAAAAGAACCCGGCAAATTCTCAGACAATAATGCATCATGCAAATGAATTGATTAAATATATGCCGATTAGTCGAGAATCAGCGGACATGTTGACACCATTTTTCGATATGACAAATAAACGCGCATTTTTCAAAGGAGCAGCGGGTGATAACGACGACGAAGCAGAAGACTGGTCCAGTTCTACATCTAGGCGACAACAATACAATATAAATAAAATGATGAGCTCGGGAGGAAATTCAGGGACCGGCGGTGGCGGCGGTGGCGGCGGAATAAAAGCCACAAAACGAAGTGTGAGCGAATCGAAAAAGAAATTCGTGGCAGCCCAACAATCGTGGAGATGCGGCGACTGCAAACGACAACTACCTAGTTGGTTTGAAGTGGACCATAAAATTCGCCTCGAACACGGTGGTTCTAATGCAGTGGATAATTTAGTGGCATTGTGTCGAGACTGTCACGGAAAAAAAACAGCATTTGAGAATTTTTAATACTACCGGTGGTTATTATGTGGTTGTGGTTATTAAAATATAATAATTTATATATATAAATAAATATATTTCGTTTTAACAAAAATATTTTAAATGAACTCAATGAATCCTGGTGAATCTACAATGTCTACTATAACTATATTATCTTTAGTTGTAGTCGGATGTATTATTATAAATGTTTTTTTATACCTTTCTCAAGATATATGGATAGGTGGTCTATTTACTGCCCTATTAGTTGTTGCAATCGGACTGACATATCGTTACAATGAGGTTTTTAACTTGAACATAACAAATTACAGTATTTCCACACTATTACAAACGTATTTTGTTCCAATTCTAACATATATTACGTGGGTTGGTGTATTTTACTGGTTGATAAAAGCAATTTATGATATTGAAGAAAATCCAGACAAAAGCAAATTTTCATTAATTTCTGCAGCAGCTTTAACTATACTTCTTCCCATTTTAGTGGGAATTTTTACAGCCTACCGTGACCAATCCACTGGTAAAAAAATATTGTATGGACTATTTGCCACATTTGTTTTATTCATTGGAATATATAGTTACTATATTTATACTTTAAGCAACGGTTGTAACAATCGCATTGATAATACAATCTGTTGGACATATGCCGCACATATCACATTTGCATGTTTTATTTCATTAACAGCATTTTTTATTTGGTTGTCAACAAAGAATGTATCAAAATATTTTCAACTACTACCGAGTTCTTTATTGATTGACCCAAAGTTGCCACTCAGTATATTTTCCGTGGTTATTTATTTACTGTGTTGGATATCATGGGTGATTGTATTTTTTCGTCATTCAAAAATATCAGATTTTTTTCAGGATGAGAAGGATGACGTTGTGAATAGAATATTTACATTAATTGGATTATTGACGTTGATATTGTTATTTATAAAACAAAATGAAACTGGAACAGAATTAATAAATATAATAGTGGAATTTATTAGACTACCGGTGTCTACCATCTTACTGCATGTATCTATCTTAACAATATTTATAATTTCCTTGTACTCTTCAGTAACATATATAACACAACAACAAAAAAATAATATTCATAGTACTGAAGTTAATAACATAATTTATGTTTTATTTGGAATTTTATGTCTTTTTTTTGTTAGCTATTTAGATGTATTATTTCAATTTATAAGAAAAAAATATGGTTGGAAATGGGTTATTATATTTTATTTAATATTATTTGGTATTATATTTGACGCATATTCTTATTGAATGAATAGACAATGTTTCAAATATTAATTTTATTCATTTATTTTATATAGTATATTATAAAGATATTATATAAAACATCAAACCAAACACATAATTCAAACACACATAATCTAAAACAAAAGTAAAATAAAATGGTACTTTCTACAACTGTCTACTATATTATGTATTTAATAATAATTTTAATAATAGCCGGATTATTATATGGTTATATTCATAACATCATTCATGACTGGACATTTCTAGTAGCAATAATTATAACATTTATAATTACAGGATTTTTCAAGTATATCGGAATACCAAACATTTATGTAGTCATCATTTTTTTATTATTATTAGCTTGTTCACTATTTTTCTTGAATAAACTTGCAGCAATTATTATGTGTTCGATTCTTGGAATACTAATGCTTCACTTGCTGTATAAAGTGGTTGTAAAAGGTGTAAACGTGACTCAGGAGGTCAATAATTTTTTTAATGACATGTCAGTATCATCAATGTCAGGTATATGGGAGTCAATCAAAAAAATTGCCAACTTCATATGCGGCTACAACATCAAAGGATTCTTAACACAAATTGTAAAAAATTCAATGTTAATCATTTTTTTCATGTATTTAGCCCTAGTTGTATATATTTATAAAAAACAACCGTTTCAAATCGTATCTGACAACAAATCTATTTTCTTATTCATCTTTTTATTCATCGGGTTTGCACTTTTGTCATTGCTTGCAATGGGATTTGAAGCATTTGTGCCCTTTATAACATCATTCTTAAAATACACAGTGTTGATCGGAATCGTCCTAGGAATCATTCTTGCAATTTTACACGTTTACAATAATGTTCCCGTGATTGCAAATACGGTTCTTTTTGTCATAAACATTGCAATACTTATTGGCATTTTTACCATGATTGTCAAATTCATTGGCGCAGAAGCACCAGGTTATATTTCTGGACCACCTACATGGTCAAGCTTACTTTTTAAAATGCTTATTTACTTACCTTGTTTGTGTTTGAATTTCGTTGATTCAATTAAAACAGAGTTGAAACTAGCACAGACGACAGGCTGGACCTATGTTATTATTCTTATTATTGAAATCATACTAATTGCGTTATTATTTATTCTTCCAAAAGCTTTTGATGCTGTTATTAATCATAACGGCGAAGTTATAGTGGACAGTGTACTGCCTCTTAATGTGTCAAATACATTACAAGCAAGTAGTTCAGATTCAAACAACAACAGTACATCCGCTCTGACGCCATCTCTTGTAGATAGTGTAATCAACAACGAGCCGATTTATAATTATGGACTGTCTGCATGGTTTTATATTCACCCTCAACCTCTCAATACAAATTCAAGTTATACTAAAAGTACTGTTGGTGTAAGTATACTGAACTTTTCAGGAAGTCCGACCATAAGTTACAACCCAGTTGATGCAAGTGGCAATGCAATAAATGCAATCGTGGTTAGCGTTACAGGTAGTACTCCTATAACGACCATTCCGTCAATTCCTTTGCAAAGATGGAATCACTTATTTATAAATTTTAATAATGGCATTATGGACGTATTTTTAAACAATAAATTAGAAAAAACAACATCAAATATTTTTCCAAATGTTATGACAAATTTAACTGTAGGAAAAGATAAAGGTATATACGGCCAAGCATGTAATGTTATGTACTTTCGAAATCCTTTAGGCAGTGACGCAATTTCGTGGATATACAACACACACAAAAACTTGAATCCGCCATTATCTCCAAACTTTTAACTTGACGATATAAATTCAAAAATTATAAAATCGTTTCATTTAGAAATAATAAAAATAAAAAAAAAATAAAAAAAAATAAAAAACATAATATTTATTAATTATTTCAATAAAAAAAATATAATTAATAATAATAATATCTAATACAAATTATATAGGTTAGTTTTATTTCTCACTACTACCATAGAACAGTAATGGATTTCTCTTTTACAACGGTTATTATAGTAATACTTTTAATTATTATTATTTATTTTGTTTGGACAATGCTTTCTTCTTCATCTTCAGTTGCTTCGACTGGTCATCAAGATGCAAGAAGTAAGACAAGTATTAATGTTCCAGTAAATACTAGTTCGTTCTCATTTGTTACTTGGCTTTACGTAAGTGAATGGTCACAAACACCAACAACATCAAAAAATATTGTTTCTAACACAGGGGGGACGCAAGATATAACTAGATTCAATTTAAGTTTAGATAGCAATAATAATATTTTGAACCTCTCTATAGGAAATGGCAGCACTCAACCAACATCAGTGCAAAACATACCACTTCAGACATGGGTATGTATTATTGTGTCTGTTAATAATGGTAACGCAGTAGACATTTATCTCAACGGAAAACTTGTCAGCACAACAAGTTTGTCAGCAACATATTCTTTACCTAGTGGAAGTTATGATGTAGGTGGTGGAATTACTGGTTTAATAAATGTAACATTTAACCCCGAACCAACAGGACCACAGGATGCTTGGAACATTTATTCTAGCGGAGATGGAAGTGGAACTGGAAGTTCTGTTACCGACTTTTTCAATAAATACAAAGTTCGTTTCGCTTTTGTGAAAGACAACGTGGAATTATCTAAACTCGATATTTAATATTTGATTTATTAAATTATCATAAATAAAATAAATTATAACTATAATTAATATATTATAAAATTATAGTTATAAATCTCTAATAAAATGTTATTTTATGGTAAAGAAATAAATATATTTTATATTATTTTGCTTGTAATTTTTATTTTTGCTGTTTATATTTCAGTTTCATTTTACATGCAAGAAAAACAAAGCGTCGCGCTAACAACATCTTCACAGTCCATTTTGAATACAAATAATTCTTCACCGATATCTATTCCACCTGATAAATTGTTGAACAGAGGTGCTTTTGCAATATCTTTTTGGATGAATATAAATTCATGGGTGCCAACAGATGCAAGTGCAAATTTTAATGTCATATCGCTTGAAAATAATAGTTCAACACCACAAGTAAATATATTCAAGTTGTATATTGATTCAAGCTGCAACTTAGTTTATAGTAGTTCTATTAGCGTTAAAAGTCCATACAATATAATGTGGAACTCGCAATCTTTGCCAATCAAAGAATCAGTAAATGTGATTTTAAATTATAACGGCGACGATGACTATGTCGAAGATGAAAATTATTTAGATGCATCTGGAAATCCAAAACCGATATATAATATGAACACTGGATTTACAAATAAAAATCGCGCTTTAGATGTGTTTATAAATGGGAGACTGAATAACACAATCATACTGACCACTTCACTAACAAGCACCAAAGAAAGCACATGTGCCAGCAATTCAGTGTGCGTGTCGTACACTGACTCATCCATGAATTACTTTACGAATAATAATATTCAAATCAGTGTTGGAGAATCAGCTAATATTACGCCTGGACCTATTGGAACAATATCCAATGTCAATTTTATTAAAGGTGGGTGTTCAATTGAAGATGCGCAAAGTATAAACAGAGCAGGAAATTCAAGCAACATATTAGATGACTTATTTTCATACAAAATTCGATTCGGTTTAGTCGAAGATGGGAAAGAAGTAAAAGTATATGACATATGACGGACGGACGGACAGACGGACAGACGGACGACCGACGGACGTATCAGTGAGCAAGTAATACAACAAATTCAAAAAAACAGAATTAAGAACAGAATTAAGAACAGAATTAAGAATTACAGCATGCCAATTGTTTATTTTCACGATACTTATTCAAGCGAATAAAACCTTCAAGCGGAAAGCTTCTATTCTTAACGAAATAATTATTTGAAACACTTGTTCCCTGAAAATTGCCGGCATTTGCCATGGTTGCTCCGTATGCCGAATATAATGAAAATCCGTTGCTTGTTATCGTGTCTGTTTTCAATTTTTGAAGACGCGTGCTTCCCGAAACAGCACCTTGTCGCGCAAACTGTGTGTTATTTGGCTTATAGATTGTACTACAATAATTATTTGCAGGTCGATTGAGGAGATTGTTATTATATGTTTTTGGATTCGTACAATACTTTGACTCGTAAACTTGCGGGCCATTTTGCGCATCTATCGGGTATAAAAATTCAAATGGAATATTATCATTTACGCTAGGATAGTATATACAACCTGGTTTTTTGGTAGTCGAAATTCGTTGAACTGCAGTTCTGCACCTAGACTGCAAATAACCCGTCGTGGTTTCATAATAAGACTGGCTCAACGTGGAAATGCCTGACCGGATTCGATTATTTTCAGGGTTGCACGAGATGCGCACTGTGTCATAAACGCTGGTAATAATTTCATAACTTGTGTCGGGGTTAATTTCATCTTTTTGGTCCGGAATTGGTTCAGCAATCGGAGTTATCGGAGTAACAAAATAAATATCCGGAACAGTTGGCTCATTGTTTTCATAAACAATGTCATAAATGGTGGCAGCCCCTGGAATATCAAGAAAAATTTCTTCTATAATTGGAGTGCTGATAAAATGTATCGGAATAGATATTGCACCATTATTTTGAATTTTTTCTTCTTTATCACACTTATTTTCTGCATAGGAGTCTGCTATTTGAAATGAATTCCCACCTGTTTCAATGCATTCGCATGACTCTGCATTTGTTTTATACACGCTTGACCCCGGCGTATCCATGAGCTGCACCGTCGCCATTCGTTTTTGGCTAGAATTGTCTGTTGATGAATTTGTGGGAACTAGCTGCTTGCGCCAGTGCTTTATCGGGCGCGCCTTAAACTCCGGTCCTATAAAATCAGCCTGATTTATATTGGATGGAACACCGTTTGCATTTGGACGATGCATGCCAGGAACTACGTTAAATGCAGTATCCGCCTTTGTCGCATAGTGCGGTTTTCGTGTTGTTCTTAAAGTATTTGAAACTCTAAAATTTTGTGGGTTATTTATTTTTGGAGTTGTCACCACTGTTGTCATTATTGTCAACTATTATTATCAATTATTATTATTATTTTATTAATTATTATTATTATCAGTTATTATTATTATATCAACAATAATAATAATATCAATATTTTAATAAATTTTAATACATTTAAATTTTAATACATTTAAATTTTAATACATTTAAATTTTAATACATTATTTCTTAATAGAAACTTCAAGTTGCGATATTGTAAAAGGACTTTGTATGAGATATACTTCATCATCATCAGGATGAAATTTATACAAGGAACAGTCTGCGTATTTGAGTCTCATTTGTTTAGTGGTTTCCGTCTCTTTTTTTCGTCTTGACCCGGCTTCATCGTCATCACCTTCGTCATCATTTTTTCTGCCTTCTTCCTGATAATCGGGATTGAACTGAAGTGACGTTTGGTATATTTCAATAATAGTTTGAAGAATTTCAAGCTTTTTTATAGGATCCGAAATTTGACTCATAGTTTCTTTTTGCTTTTCAATATCAGTTAATATTCTTTGAATATCATCACGAATGCGAATCAACTGTGCATGTCGTTCTTTGTTATGAACAACATTTTCATAATCAGAAATATATTTTTTATACAATTCAAGCTCTCTGTTGAATTCAGGAATTTTTACAGTAATTTCAGCAAGAGTCTCATCTTCAGATTTATAATTGAATAACAAATCCAACTTCAAATTGATAATATTTTCTTTCATTACTTCAACCTTTTTAAATTGTGATTCAATCAAATCCTGAAGATTGTGCGTATTTCCCATTTTAAATCCACGGCTTTTTTTTATTTTTTGCATTTTTGATAAAATAGAACGAATATTAGATGACTCAAGCATTTCTTGCTTTATTTCTAGTCTTTTATTTTCATTTGTCGACTGTATGAATTTCTGTTTTTTATATAAATTATTAATTATTTTTTTTCTTTCTTCAAAATAGTCTTGTTTCAGTCTAAAATAGTTCATAATCTTTTCATCATTTGATTCTTCAGCTTCAGTAGTCATCGTGTGCTTATATAACTATAGATACAATTTAAAATTATTAAAATAATTTAAAGATTTACAAATACATCACAATAGTTTTTGAATAAATATTCAATAAAATCGAATAAATATCACCACATCACCACCACATCACCACATAAACCATGGAAAATGTTATAAAACCAATGACAAAAGAATATCTTAAAAATTATCCTAAAAATAGAGAGTTATATAGAGTTGTAAATTTAATATGCAATGGTGTAATAAATAAAGTAAGTGGGCGATTATATACAGGTTCTGATTTTTGCATTGAAACTGCATTCAAGTATTCTATTCCGTTTGAAGAAGAGTGGGTTAGTGCTACATTGCGTAATTTTATTTATCAGTCACAAGCGCAACTGTCAACATTGGAGTACCACAACTTACAATTGAAATTGACAAATGATGCAAACGAAAGAGCAAAAATTCGAGAACAGTTCATTCAAGATTTGTTGGCAGAGCTTCAAGTTGTATTTCCTGATAGTAAAATAAACTGGATTGAAAAATCGTATTTTCCTCACGGGTACAACTATCATGAAGTCAAAAAAATGTTTATTGAAATTGATTGGACGCCATGACTGCCATGACTGACCATCCACATAATCACATAATCATTCAATATTCATTCATTCACCATGAAGGTAAATCTGTAATCAAATTAGCATGCGTGATATTGCCTTTTTGTCTATCCATTTTTATTGTTGCAGATACATTATTTAGTTTTGTTAAAATATATTGTTTTTCTTGTTGTTTTCTTCTTTCTTTTTCTTCAGGAGTAAGTTTTCCTTTGTATTTGTAATACAGAATACCCCCTAAAAGTATGAAAAATAATGCAAACATTGAGACATTGAATATTGTATTGTAGTGTTGCGACTTTAATTGATGACATCCTTTCAACACTCCACTAATAAATGACTTTACGCCGGGTTCAGTTAAAAATGGTTTGTCATCTTGACTATGACCCATTCTAAAAAAATTCATTTGAATCAATCTATGTGGTGGTTGTGGTTGTGGTTATGTAAGGTGTAACTGATGTTTTTACTTTTATAAAAGTGACAGATATTTTCATATTAAATTTTACACACAATATATAAAATTTAATATATTTGTAATACAAAGAAAGATTATTATAAAATAATATTTTTACTAAATAGAGAAACAGAATAAGCAAATGTCTACTACTACTACTAGTACTACTACCGATACTTCTTCAACACCTGCGCCAGCTTCCGCAACCGCAACCGCAACCGCTGCCGCCGCATCTTCTCTAACATCTCTAACCTCAAATTCAAAAGCGGCTCAAGTGATTGACCCAGCCACCTCTATTTTTGTTTATATTGGAGTTACAGCTGTTTATTTTGTTATGAAATACATGTTTCCTGATAAGTCAACAATTTTATTTGCTATTTATTTTATTTTAATCCTTGTGAGCCAATTTATTTTGAATATATATTTAGCCAAACAAATGTGCAACAGTCCTTCCAATGTTGGAACCGCGGCTGTTGCAACAATTATTCCATGGGTTCTTATTTTCGGTTTACTCAACTTATTGCTGACAATGTTTCCTGGATGGCTTGCCGCCTTTTCGAATACAATCGGCTATGCTATTGCAAGCGTTTTCGGCGTGTCGTCACTTTTTACAGAAAAGTTATTGAATGATACTGGAAAAGCGAAAGATAAAGATGCATTTATTGTCATTAAAAATATACTAAGCGATCCTTCTACCGTTATCAACACGCTGAACACTGACAACCTTGTAGGTTTCTGGAATAAAAGCATTAGTGTCGAATTATTCAAAGACGGACTTAAACAGGTTGATGACAATGTAACTGCCGAGAGCAGTCCGTTATTTTTCGAACTTAAACAATATATTATACTAAAAGACCTTATTTCTTACTTTATATGGTATTTATTGACAGGAATCCTTATTACATCTATCAGCTACAATTACATGTTGACCATTCCATGTGTGCAGACTCCTAAACAAGCACGAACTGCAGCTGCTCAATTTTTAGCAAATAAGAATAATGCGAAAACTGCTGCAGATGCCGCCAAGTCAAATGCACCCGTTTACAAAACCGATGGAAAATAATTTTGTGAAACGAACCCTATGGATAGTTTATATTTCTATTTTTACAAATTATATCAGAGAGAAGAGAGAATTATAGTCTTTACATGAAATAAATAAAATATTAATGTAATTTACTTTATTTACTGAACCATTTTGATGAAACAATTATATTCATATTCGCATTTATTTCAGTGTCAATTAAATAATGATTATAAACTGATATGAAATATTTTTCAAACCATCTTTTGCTAATGATTTTATATTCTTTATCAAATGCATACTTACAATAAGACTGGTATATTGTATATAGTGACTGACTTGTCAGTGGGTGTACATTCGCATTCGCACTCTCTATTTTAGATTCTTTATATTTTTTTATAAATTCCTCGATTTCTGCTCTTTTATTCCATATATTTGATCGGCATCCCACATGAATCAAATACTTATCATCCTCAATGATGATGTCTGGATAAAAATGTTTTATGAGTCCTAGCAACATCTTATCTGAAACGTTATTATGCAACAGCGTCGTCGCAGATCGTTTGATTGATTTGTTGAATAATGACAACAACTCTTCCAACTCTAATTCATATTCTTCTTCTTTGTCTTCTTCTTCGTTATTATTTTTTGTATTATTCAAATCTATTATATATGTATTCCAAAATGACATAAAACTACAAACAAATGGTAAATGTTTACTTGTTCTATTTTTTATAATTGTATTTTCAAAGTTATCCGGCAACTGCATAACGTCAATGTCCAAGTTCAACTCTTCATAATGTGTTGACAGCAACTCTTGGAGAGAATGATTAAAAAATATATTTGGAATATTCTCTTCCTCAATAAAAATCTTCCACAAATACAACAAATTTTTATATGTAATGGTGTATCCAGGACATTCCTCTGTTGTTGCATGAATGAACCTCGCCACAATTTCGAGATTCGTATTATTTTTTAAATACAGTGCATGATTTATTACTGAATAGTCATTACAATACTTTTCTAAAAATAAATCGGCAGACACGTATCGCGTTGAATAGTGAGATGCAACGCATAACAAATCAATAATGTGAGGAATAATGTGCGACTTGAAATAGTCGTCTAGAATAATAAACCCGTTTGATAAATCGCACACATTGATAAGTCGGCACTCTTCATTTGCATGTTCATAGTATTTAAATTTGAAATGAGTCAATAAATTAATTCCAAAGTATTTATAACACTCTTGACTTATTTCCTTTATACATGGAATAAATGTTTTTGAATTAATGAAATAATGAAGTGAATTTTTTTTATGAAGAATGTCACCAATGGTAGTAAGAAAGTATTTTACTGTGTCTTTGTTGTGAAAAAGCGCAGGCGTAAGCAGTCGTAAAATATTTTGAATTGTTTCTGACTCTGGTATAGATTTTAATATATTATTCTCTCGAATTCGTTTTATAATTTGTATTTTTATTTTATATTTCCATGGCATCAAATCTTTATGACTTGCACTAATGGTTGTTAAAATAGAGTGTTGAATGTTGTCCTCTTTTATAACTTCATACACTTTATCACCAGAGTAAATAAAAAATAACTCTGTTCCAGAGTGATAAAAATAACGCGTTTTTGCAAGAAATTCTTCAATAAATTCATCCGATTTTTCTTCAAGTGACTTTTTTCTCTCTTCTCTCTGTTGATACTGTTGAACAGTCGTTTCAAGAATCGTCGGCAATACATCTGTAATATGATGAATCAATTTTTGTTGAACATTTGGCATACTACTGTATTTATTATACAACGCTGTAATTATGTTTACAGCTTCCGCGATGTCGCTGCTATCATTTTGGTGCTGGATTGTATTTTGTGTGGTCGCTTCGAGCTGATTTATCATATAAATATATACGCGGGCGTGTATATTTATATATGCATATGTTTATATAAATTATTATATTTATTTATTATTTATTTGATTTTGTCTAATTGTTTCCAAATTTAACTATATTAAGAGTAAATAATTTTGTATAAATTTTTTAAATAAACAAAAGATTTTAATATATATATAATTTATATATAATTTATGAATCCAGTTGAGGAAGAAACTCCAGTTACAATTGCGGAAGAAACTCCCGTTGCAGAAGAAACACCAGTTGTAGAAGAAGCTCCCGTTGCAGAAGAAACTCCCGTAGTAGAAGAAGCTCCCGTAGTAGAAGAAGCTCCCGTTGCAGAAGAAGCTCCCGTTTCAGAAGAAACGACTCCCGCTGTTGAAGAAACGACTCCCGTTGCAGTTGTTGAAGAAACTTCAGTTGCAGAAGAAGCTCCCGTTGCAGAAGAAGCTCCCGTTACAGAAAAAACTCCTGTAGTTGAAGAAACTCCCGTTGCAGTTGTTGAAGAAGCTCCCGTTGCAGTTGTTGAAGAAACTCCCGTTGCAGTTGTTGAAGAAGCTCCCGTTGCAGAAGAAACTACTCCCGTTACAGAAGAAACTCCTGTAGTTGAAGAAGCTCCCGTTGCAGTTACAGAAGAAGCTCCAGTTGCAGTTGTTGAAGAAGCTCCCGTTGCAGTTGTTGAAGAAGCTCCCGTTGCAGTTGCAGAAGAAACTCCCGTTGCAGTTGTTGAAGAAACTCCCGTTGCAGTTGTTGAAGAAGCTCCCGTTGCAGAAGAAACTCCAGTTGCAGTTGCAGAAGAAATTACTCTCGTTGTAGAAGAAACTCCAGTTGCAGAAGAAACTCCAGTTGCAGTTGCAGAAGAAACTCCAGTTGCAGTTGTTGAAGAAATTACTCTCGTTGTTGAAGAAGCTACTCCCGTTGCAGTTGCAGAAGAAATTACTCTCGTTGTAGAAGAAACTCCAGTTGCAGTTGCAGAAGAAACTCCAGTTGCAGTTGCAGAAGAAACTCCAGTTGCAGTTGTTGAAGAAACTCCAGTTGCAGTTGTTGAAGAAACTCCAGTTGCAGTTGCAGAAGAAATTACTCTCGTTGTAGAAGAAACTCCAGTTGCAGAAGAAACTCCAGTTGCAGTTGCAGAAGAAACTCCAGTTGCAGAAGAAACTCCAGTTGCAGAAGAAACTCCAGTTGCAGAAGAAACTCCAGTTGCAGTTGCAGAAGAAATTACTCTCGTTGTTGAAGAAGCTACTCCCGTTTCAGTTGTTGAAGAAGCTACTCCCGTTTCAGTTGTTGAAGAAGCTACTCCCGTTTCAGTTGCGGAAGAAACTCCTGTTGTAAAAAAAAATACTCCAGTTATAAAAAAAACTCCATTATCAATTAAAAAAATCAGAAAGTATAATAAGTATAATAAATTTTTCATTAATATTTTTAATATAAAAAAATAATACTCTTATATTTTTGGAACATTCATTGCATTCGAATTCGCATTCGCATTCATCAGACTTAAAAACATTTTGAACCTGTGATTTAAATTGTATACATGGGTTTCAAGGTTTAATAAATCTGATGAAACATCAAATGACCTCAAATAATAAAAATATTTCTGATTGTGTATTTTTATTTTATTCAGAATTGTGTCCAACTCATTATGCAATTTTGTGCACATTTCATGAATACCTGTCAACGCTTTGTTTATGCTTGTTTTTTCATGAACAGTGGTGTCTGGAATCTCTGAAATATAACTTTCAATCACTTCCAATTTGTAAATAATATCCAATGTTTCTAATTTTGATTTAATGTACGTCTCTCCGCACATGTATTCCGATAAAATTTCATATATTTTTGAATTTGTAGCACCAATCGAGCGCAACACCGCATCCCTTTGTAATAAACTTGCAACAACCAACGCCATTCTAAAAAATACTTGTATAATAAATATATATGTTATATAAAAGTATAAATATAAATTTATATACTTTTATATAATTAATTCAGTTTTCAATTTCTATAATGTTTCAAGTGAAAAAACTAGTTTCGCACGCAGTTGTACCTAAAAGAGCCACAGAAGGCAGTGCCGGATTGGACATTAGTTCGTCCGTGGATGCAACTATTCCACCTCATAAATGGTGCGCCATTTCCACTGGCATTTCCATCATGGTTCCAAAAGACTGTTATGCAAGAATTGCACCGAGAAGCGGGTTGGCATTCAAATACGGAATCCAGGTTGGCGCTGGAGTCGTTGACAGCGACTATACGGGTGAAATAAAAGTTATCCTGTTCAACCACGGGGCATACGATTTTACAATCAAAGCAGGCGACAGAATTGCACAGTTGATTTTTGAGAGAATATTCACAAATGAATTGGAAGAAGTTGAAGAGTTGGTAAAAACAGAGAGAGGTGCAGGAGGGTTTGGTAGCACGGGATTATAAACAACTATTATTTTATATTATGCATTATGAAACAAATTATCAACCGATATTTTATAAGCCAAAGTTCTGTTACTGTATTTCTCTTGTTTATATTGGTCCTTCAAATGAAATAGACTAATGCAAGTATTATGTAACATTTTTTTTAAACGTTCTTCAACCGCATCCAAACTCCAATAATCATTTGAATTATTTTGCACCCATTCAAAATAACTCACAATGACACCTCCGCTGTTGCACAACACATCAGGTATTACTTCAATGTTTCTTTCAAGCAATATTGCGTCAGCCTCGGCAGTTGTCGGTCCATTTGCACCTTCTGCAACAAGCCTGCAACTTGAACCGATATTTTGGGCAACATCTTTTGTTATTTGCAGCTCTTTCGCGGCTGGAATTACAATGTCGCATTTCATTTTCCAAAAATCTTGTTCGCTTATTTTTTCAACGTCTTTAAACGCAGGCGAACTCTCCACGTTGAGTAATCCTCGATTATCAGCATTATATTTTTTCAACATTTCAACGTTCATGCTAGATGCGTCATTGAATTTATAATATCCGGTGTGGTCGCCAACCGCCAAGCACGTGTAACCAAACTGATTTAAAAAATGCATCGTCCAAACGCCAACATTTCCGAAACCCTGTATAATGTATGTTTTCAACGGATCATCTATAAAATCCTTGTGATGTTTATTCCAATAGTCAATTGTTAATGCAACGCCCAAACCGGTGGAGTGGTTTCGCCCCAAGGACCCTCCACAATCCACACTTTTACCCGTAAAACAGCCCAATTGTGATTTGTTCGACACATTGCTCAACTCTTGATATTTGGAAACCATCCAGTCCATTGTTTGACTTGACGTTCCGATGTCCGGTGCCGGTATATCAAGAGTTGGCCCAATATTTGTATAAATGGCGGCACAAAATGCTTTCGAAATGTTTCGATTTTCATTTTCTGAATACTTTCTTGGATTATACATGACACCCCCCTTTGCTCCGCCAAACGGTAAATTATGAAGGGCGCATTTTATTGTCATCCAAAATGCCAGTGCCTTGCATTCTTCCATGTGAACCTCTTCGCTAAAACGCAGCCCACCTTTATATGGACCCAACCAATTATTATGTTGAACGCGATATCCAGTAAATATTTCAACTCGGTTATCATCTAATACAACAGGAAAATTTACAATAATTTCCTTATTATGCACATTGAGGCATATTAAAAAGGTAGCATCATAAACAAATGTTGTAAAAACGGTTTCCAATTGGGAACGAAACAATTCCGTAATTTCACTCTTACTCATGATTGAGTATGACTACGTAATAAATGAAATGGTTTGATGTGTGTATTTATAAAAAAAATATAAATTAAACTAAATAAATACAAATACAAATACAATTACAAGTAAAAGTACAGTTATAAATATAACTAATATATTTTTAAGTTATTTATTTTTTTTTATTTATAATTAACTTCTTGGTATTGTTACTCCAAGAACACTTTGTATTTTATTAACATGTGTCGGATTGTACACGCAAGTTCCTCTTTCAATTTCAGCAACAATTGAAACATCAAAGTTGCATTTTTGTGCCAATTCCTTCTGCGTCATTTTTTTTTCACACCTTGCTGCGCTGACAGCAAGGGAAGTTTTTTTTGAAACATATTTCGTTTTTTTTACATCGTCGTCTGATGCGGCTGCATAAATGCCGACAGATGCCAATGATGACGATGTTTTCTGAGTTGTTGCAGGTGCAGTTTTTTTTTCTGCTGATTTTTTATTAAAAATAACGGGTTCCCAATCTTGATGATGCGACGACATTGATGACTTGTTATGAGTTGACTGATTTGATTGACTGATTGATTTTTATTGAGATTTTATTAATTATATATATAAATTCAATTTTATATATAATTAATATTCAGTTTATAAATATAAATAAATAAATAAATATTTACAGTTTATCCCCAAATTTGATACTCTTTTTCGAGTTTCACATTGTGCAACATTTGAAACGTTTTGTTTTCACTTGAAAAATAACTCGGTGTCAATATACTCCAGTCCAAATTCTCGTGAAACAGCGTTACCTTTGTGTATATGTATCCAATTAATGCACTGCACCAAAAACGTGACGTTTTTTGCGGATTGGGGTCTTTTTTGTAATACGCTTCTATCCAGTCGGTTACCACGATATCATACGGTTTATCATAGACAACTTTATGAATTTCTTGTAGTGTAACACTGTTAAATAGTTTTTCATACTGCTCTTTTGATTCACAAATCAAACGTCTGAGATAAATTTTTCCCTGATATGTTTTTAAAAATTCATCAAATTCGACAAATTGAACACCGAATTTTTTTTTATTATCTTCGGGGTCTGGAGTATCAGATATTCCCGATGTCCAAACGTACACACCTTTCAACTTGGGGTTTGTCATATCCGGGTCAACCACAACCATTCCAACGTGAGAATAATCGCTTTGGGTCATGAACTTAATGAACCAGCTAAATATTCCCCATGAATTGTGTTGTAAATCGTCGCACACCAACAAGTCTCCCGTTTTCAATGTTGCCTTCAAATTACTCAACTCGTCTGCATCTAAAAAAGTATTTGACTTCAAATTCATTTTTTTGTATAATAGTCGTGGTGACGTTGGTGACGTTGGTGACGTTGGTGATGGTGGCGGTGTTTCATTTAAAAGTGTCATTTCTGTACCTTTTTCTACATTTTCGTTTCGATTATTCATTTTGTTTTTTTTTTGGTTGTAGTAGTATTGTTTATTGGTATTATATTTAATCGTTTTTTTAAATAATTATTATATATATATTATTCAAAGATTATTTTAAAATGTCGGGTTTTTTTTCAGATATTATGACGGATATGAAAGGGATGGAGCAGAATTTGCTGGGTCCTGATTATTTGTATTGGAAACGCATATTGAAACCATCAGATATGGGTATGTCGGACGAAGGAACTTTTGACGCACTTGCTAATAATGTTGGCGGATTGATCAACTATGTTGAAGTGCTTGTGTCTGGAAAGGGTGGTTCTACAACAGGCGGTCCTTTAGGTGATAAGTTTTTTTTAAAAACAGGTGGTCAGTGCACTGACGTTGAATCAAACAAATTAGTTGACCGATATATTTACATTAATAATGTTCCGAGCGGAAACATCCCATTTATATCATCAGGTCTAGGGGGAACTGAGTTTACAGAATTTGAGGGATTAATTCCTGGAACGCTAGGTGATTTAGCGAAACTAAATCCGCTAAATATTTTCAAGTCATTCATGATGGGCGAAAACCCGCCGTGCATGTCAGTTACGCTCGCCACGATTACTCCTGTAACCGACGCAAATTTAAATGACACCGGACAAGACAATTTTGGAACCGACACTAAATTTGTCGCAGTTGCCGATGTGAAAAATATGGACCCGTGCACATTTCTCGATAAAAAAAATCCGGCGGACCCTACGCAAACATGTACTGAAACATTTATAAACTACAACGGCGGTAATGGTGATGATTCAGATTCATGCTCATCGTCGTCATCATCATCAAAACACAAATCAAAATGCAAATACAAGTATGCAGCGATTCGAAAAAATAAAATAAAACAAAAAAAGAAAAAAGATTCAAAAAGGTCAGGTTATCAATTTGATAAAATCGATTTTTCAAAATTACCAGATGACGTTTATGTAAAGGCATTTTATGCTTGCATAAGCATATTTTCTCTCTATGTTTTGTATCGATTCATTCAAAGATATAATAAAAAATAAAATAGATGACCTTGTCAAAGTAAAAAAAATACGGGAACTAGGGCTTGAACCTAGGACCTCGGAGTTATGAGCCCCGCGCGCTTCCTCTGCGCCATCCCCGTTGAGTACCACCCACAGGTATCGATCCTGTGCTTGCCTTTTAATGAGAAAGAGATAACCATCAAACTTTCGGACATTGAGTGTCTTGATTGTGTTCGACGATAAGCCGCCCGCCGTGGGAGTGGTTTACAGTTGCAGGCTGTGTTTTGCGTCGCTTAGCTATGACGAGGAGCTTCTGTAAAGCTACTGAATGATATTATTCCCCCAACAGGTTTCGATCCTGTGACCTTCCGCTTATAAGGCGATAACCATCATCAATTCGGACTCTTGCGAGTCAAGGTTGTAGACGACGGTGTTTTAGACGCTCTGCCGCTGAGCTATAGGGGATTAATTTTTGGGTATATTTTTTCCAATTTTTTTTTCAGCTTACTTTGAAGCCTTTTTTTGAGGAACTGAGAGGATTCGAACTCGCGACATATGAGTCGCTTGGTTTTGAAGTTTCCAATTTCCCATTAGACCACAAGTACACATTTGCGCACTTGCTTATAACAAATATGCATTAATCCATATATTAAGATGACATTCCAAATATATTGACTTGACTGACAACTATTAAAATAATGTTACAATTAATACATTACATTATACATTATAAAATGTTTTGTATTTAATTTTTTATTTATTTTTTTTTATTATTTCTTTTTTTTTTACTATTATTTTTCCTTTTCATAGTTCGTTTTTTATATTTCTTTACACTGCCACCACCGTAACGAGAGCGTTTTAACGGCCTTAATGGTTCTTCAGATGGTGACAAGTCCGACGACGAAGATGACGATTCAAGTGGTTCAGACATAAAATCCGATGATGTTGCAACTGGTTTAGATTGTAAAGACGCATCAGTAGACGACGCATCAGTAGATGATGGTTCAGACATAAAATCCGATGATGTTGCAACTGGTTTAGATTGTAAAGACGCATCAGTAGATGATGCTTCAGGTTGTAACGAGACATCAGTAGATGATGCTTCAGGTTGTAACGACGCATCAGTAGATGGTTCAGACATAAAATCTAACGATGATGTTGAAACTGGTTCAGGTTGTGACGACGAGCCCGATGGAGATGGTTCAGACATAAAAGACGACGACGAGTCCGATGGAGACGGTGACAAATCCAACGATGATGTTGAAACTTGTTGAGGTTGTGACGACGCATCAGTAGATTCAGTAGATGAGTTACCCGTTAACAAATTACTAATCGTGTTAAAAATACCACCTTCATTTTCACCACTTACACCAGCTTTGCATTTTTTATATTCTTCATCACAACTCTCAGGCGTGTTTGGTGTTGGACTAAGAAAATTAATAAGTGCATTTCTTCCTCCAAACATTTGGCGGCGTCTATATCTACGTTGACGCCGTGTCCTGCTACGCTTATTCATTCTTTTATTTTTTAGAGTTTCTCTTTTCATTTTACTAAATTTTATTATATATATATTAATTTTATATTATTATTTTTTCATCATTAATATAAAAATGCTATTACTTTTCATTTATGGAGCAAAAATTTGACGATTCCCTATACTTGTATAAATTGACCCTCCGCCAGATTTGAATGAGTTATTTGCACCCTTCTTTTTTGGCGCAATACACCCTCCAGCACGACACCTTCGAATTGCAATATTTCGACTAGTTGTGTCTTTGCTTCTAAAAGACATGGGAGCAGTTGTTGCTAAACCCACCTTCATACTCCCTCCGCCAATTGCATTATTTTTAAGACGCTCAATTCGTTGAGAACTGTCTTGCGGAAATGATATAGGCTTTCCAACTAAACCTGTGCGTTTATGAGGCGGTATTTGATTAAAGGTTGTTCCAAAATTTCCATGCACATTTCCGGCAACCTTATTATCCATATTTTTGACACCATTTGGCTCCCCTTTAGTTTTAACAAACGTACGACGACCCATTGCAAAGACGCTGTCATTGGATGACGGATAAAACTGTTGCGGCATCGGATTCACGCTTGTCAGCGTTGCATTATTTCCACGCTGTTTTATTAAAATATGACTATCAGGAGGACCATTAAAATTATATTTCAACTTGAATACCATTTTAGTTATATAACTTAATATGATATAATATATTATGCTTAATTAATATATTGTATTTTGAATGAGCTGTTATTGTTATTTACACTTTTATTATATAAAATAAATTAAGAAATATTATTAAAAGCGCCTAATTGCTCTAAATGCAGACTGAGAACCACTATTCAAGTTTCCACCATTGCTCGCATTATTGTAGTTGCGGTTAATCGCCTGAAGCTTCTTAAACGTGGTGTAATCTGAACCGTCGTACACATATTTCACATTGCATGTGGAAGATGGAACACCAGTTTTATCAGGATGCGGTTGAACTGCTCCCGCCATTTTCTTCCACCCATTCAATCCACCTCTTACAGAACTAATTTGCGTTGGACCGCCTGAAGTGTAATTTTTACGATTCAATAAATCTCCAGCATTGTTTATAGCGCGAAATGGAGTTGCAGCCACTGGCAGATTTTTTACAGTTCCAGTTGCAGCTGCACCGTTCCATGCTTCTCTCAACGTTACTCGCGACATTTCTCTTTCACTGCTGCCATCTGGACCACCGCTGCCGTTCTTACTTGATCCACCACCTAACAGTTTCGCAGAAAAGCCATTAAAAAAACCTCCTAAAATCATCTTCATTTTTAAATGTTCGTATATTTAATATATGATAATATTATATAATAAAATAAATAAAATTAAAATAATGAATATCACAAAATATATATATAAAAGATATTAATGATAATAACTTAAATTATATACACGTGAGTCATAATGCAAGCAAAGATTGATTTCAATTTAGAACACATCGTTCTTGCTCTCGAAGATGTTGATAAAAAAATTATGGATGTAGAAGATGGTTATACTCTTCAATATGATATAGAAACTAATAATGGTTATGCAAACATTCAACTGGATGAAGACGCATTATTGTTGCAAGGTAGAATGTTTTTTGATATTTTCCACATGCCAAAAGACAGTATTCAAACCACTGTTAAAATTTACAGGGATAAAAAATCTTCAATTTTACAATGTGAAATAAAAGGAAATAATGATTTGGCAAATTTAGTATTAGTAGAGATTTTACAACGATATTATGCCATCTATAAATAAAAATAAAATATTTTCATACAATATAATAACTAAACTCACAATCACTGTAAAATGGTCTGCATGAAAAGCTGCATTATTGCAACAATGTTCATCGTTGCAATGATTTTCACCATGTACAATTCAGACAGCACTTTGTCGATAAAAGAATTTACCGCCGTTCTCTCCGAAAAACAAAAAGCAATCTATAAAAAGATTGCAGACGAACGTCGACAAATTTATTTCAAAGGGTTTGGACTAGGTCTTGTATTATCACTTTTATTTTTATTTTGGAAAAGTGCGACGAAAAATTCATACAAAATAAATCGATTTTCAACAATATGCGTTGTTGGAGCAGTCACATTTATAACCAACTACTTTTTTTATATTCTCTCTCCAAAAAGCGACTGGATGATACTTCACATTGACGGAGAAAAACAAAAACAAGCATGGTTAAATGTGTACAGAAAAATGCAATACAACTATCATTTAGGAGCAGTACTTGGACTTGTGGGCGCGTTTTTTATTGCCAACATGTTTTGTGATTAATGGGACTAACAGGTGTGTTCATGATTCAGGATTACAGGATTATATTTCGATTATAACTTTCTAAAAAAGAGAGAAAGAGAGATTAAACAAATAAATAAAATAAATAAAATAATATAATATATAAATATTGTATAATAAAATGGCTTCTGCTCTCCCCATAGTAGACGATGTATTAGGAGTAGTAACTATAGATATGCCTGTTAAAAATGTGGTAAGGTTAATGAGTACTTCATTAGAAAATAAAAATGCGATTAAAAGATTATTTGGTGATAATTTTTTTAGAAAACTAGAAAGAGTGCGGATTGTTAGTGAAGCAAAAAAAATGTTTGATACTAATTCTGCATTATTCAAAGCTACATACTGTACTGGACAACTTACACCACAAAATTGTGATATTATTGAAAGTTTTATGAATTTTGCATTAAATGAAAGAAGCTGTGATGTACCCATCAAGAAATTTGATGAGTTATATGAAAGTCAAAACATAGAATTATTATCTAATATATTAGATAAAAATCCACATCCATTATTTGTTGGAGATAAAAATGCATTTTGTCAAATACTGGCACTAAAGCCAAAATCTCCTAGTCACGAATTACAAATGGAAATGTCATTATTATGTGGTGAATCACTTGATGGTAGTGAAGGTGGTTCAAAAAGAAAAAGAAAATCAAAAAGAAAATCAAAAAGAAACATAAAAAGGAACATAAAAAGGTATAAAAGAAAAACCTTCAAAAAGAAAAAATAAAACATATCACAATAAATATTTTTAATTTTACAAATATTTATTTTACATTTATTTTATTCTATTATTCCGTCATGATTCGCGGGACTACATTCATCGTTTGCAGTTCTTGAAACAGCAGCTTGCATGAATATGGAATTTCAACGTACGCGAAATCGGTTCGATTGTCGCACATTTTGCAGCAGTGAATGCCCAACGCGTCATTATAAGCTGCAACCATTCCGCATCTGGAACACACATGGACCTGGTATTTATCTGAAACATCGTAGAGTCGCTCGCGCGTGAATCGTGCAGCTCCGTGCGATACCATGCAGTTGTGTGCAACGATGCCATTTGCAAGAAATGAATGCGTGTCTTCTACACTGATGTCATACACGTGTTGCGGGCCGACATTGATTCTCGACACAACCTCCAAATTCATCGTGGGAAGTGAGGCACTTTCGCGATACACGCCATATACTGTAGTATCGGTGTCATAATCTTTAATATCGTCATCAATTATACCTTCTTCTTCATTAAATACTTGTTCATTCACGTGGTCGTGGTCATCCATTTTTTTTTCTGACTCTGCATCATCGCTTAGAAACCAGCTGAGCGCTCCAATTTTTTCCATGAATTGTTCCGCAGTGGGAAATGACTTGGATGTGAATTTGCCAAATTCTGTGCCTTTAATCAGGTGATCCGTAATATCGTGTGTGCTTGGAATTGCGTATTCATGAAGCAGCCCTTCAGTTTTCTTTAGTTCTTCAACTGCTTGAATAATGGCACTCTTTGTGGGCACAATCTTGTCCGGATTCTTCGATTTGATTTCCTTGAAATGCGTTATTTCATCAACACGATTCACCAGCCAATTGTGTTGACGGCAAACTTCTTCACGCAAGCGACGATATGAAACACCGGCTTCAAGACGCTGGGATTTGTGGCAGCAATAACGAAATCCGATTTTTTCGGAGAATGGTATAAGTTGTTCAATAGGAAGGTGAAGCGTCAACTGAAAACTTCGGTTCGACGCATCATTTTTATCTTTCAATTCGAATTTCTTTCTAGATGAGGATGTTTCCCGAAAATTCTGAATCGTTGTATTATGAATACCACATTTGGCAAGTAGTTTCTGCATATCTTCAAACATTTTTTGCAATGATTCACGATGCTCATATGTCTTCGATTTTGAAAATGAAACGGATGTCATAACGTCGCGTTTCCCCCTATGCAATCCAAGAACACATGTGTGTCCGTCGCCGCCAAACATTCCAGCAAGAAATTCACGAATAATGGGGCGTGGACAGTTCTCATTCAAAATAAATTCAGGAAGTGTTCCTGGTTGATCTATTTTTCTTCCACGCAAGATTCCGCCAAGTTGAAGAATATCATCAAGAAATTCACTCGGAATGTTAACAAAATAGTAATTTTTCGTTTTATATTTCATCTGGTTAATTTCGCAAAACATGGTTATATCACCGAGAAATTGTTTAACATCAATTACATGTCCAAGTGAAACTGATGCCTGTTTTCGTGTACCATCTGCACTAATACTTCCATCGGTAATCAAAAGTCCAAGTATGCGTGCAAATGCAAGCGTTCTCATATATTCATTATAAGTATCTGTCCTGAGCGTTCGTGTTCCTAATGATTGTGTCCAACCACCACATTCCGCAATTTCTTCCTTGACTTTCATAAGTGGATAAGCAACGCCGGTTTTAACCTTTGTTTTATGAAGTTCAAGGTCCTTTACTTTCACCCATTCATTATTTGATGTTAATACTGGGTGTTCTTCTGTACATATGATTTTCCTACCATCTTCAAATGTTAGCTCAACACAGTCACGCATTCCCTTATCCATAAATGCGCATTGTTTTGAAGGAACCATACCATTCTTGCTCTCACTCCACCCAAGAACATGTTTTTTATTTATATCCATTTCTTCAATCATTACTGATAGCCCACATCTTAGAGAAACGGGTGTGTCTCCCTTAGCACAATCTTTCTCCATTTCCCCAAACCGTAATCCTCCATCTCGCGAGCGGCCTTCCGCAGGCTGACGCGTGAGATTTACCATTGGACCGATGGACCTGCTGTGTTGCTTGTCGTTGACCATGTGTTTTAGGCGCTGGTAGAATGCGGGACCGATGAAAATGTCTGAATTGATTTGTTCGCCGGATAGGCCGTTATACAGGAGTTCATTTCCGTTGTTTTCGTAGCCGAGTTTTAGGAGTTCATTGCGGATGGTATAAACGTCGAGTTCTCCGAATGATGTTCCGTCGCCGAAGAGTCCGAGTTCGAGGAGGACTTTTCCGAGGAGGGTTTCTTTGAGTTGGGCGATGGTCATACGGGATGGAATGGCATGGGGATTGATGATGATGTCGGGACGCTGTCCGCTCTTTGTGAATGGCATATCCATTTCTGGAATGATGTTTCCGATGGTACCCTTTTGTCCGTGACGACTGCTGAGTTTATCTCCGATGACCGGCTTTCGAAATGTGCGAATGCGAACTTTGCAAATGACGTATCCGTCCCCGTTTCGCTCCGTGTAATTCTTATCGACGTAGCAGTCTTCTGTAGTCCTGTGCATTTTACTGGCGTCTTCATATTTGATTACTTTTGTGTGGTCATTCCTATTTTCCTTGATGGGCATGACCTTGCCCATGATAATGTCACGATTTTCAATAACGGAATTTTCGGGAATAACGCCCTTGCTATTCAATTTCGAATAATTTCCAAATTTCATTCCTTTTGTTTTTGTGGAATCTGGTCTGCATCGAATTTCCTCGTCACCGTTGATTTTCTTGTCCTCGTCCTTTTCAGTGTGATAAATGGTTGCGCTGAATAAACCGCGGTCGATTGCGCCCTTGTTGACAAGGATGCTGTCTTCTTGATTGTAGCCGGTATAACTCATAATTGCGACGATGACGGGTGCGCCGGATGGAATCTCGTCGAGCTTTATCATGCGCATAACACGAGTATCAACTAGCGGACGCATTGGATTGGATAGGACATATGCCGTCTTGTCCATCCGGTTGTAAAAGTTCGTAACGTACATGCCCATCGCCTGCTTACCCATTGCGCAATTTGAACTTGCAAAATTATCTCCAGCAATAAATGAATGATTATCGTGTTCAACTTCAATGTCAGATATCATGCAATCTTCTTGTCTTGTTATAGACTCAATTGGTATAAATGCCAAGTTATTAACAACTTGAATATCCCTCATCCATTCTTCGATATTGCCACAATACTTGTTTTGTTTATTATTTTTTTTTGTTTTAAGGTATTCAGTAACTTTAAATGAATGTATATTTTTAGTGTTACAATATGCATAACCAACTGTGTCATAATATTTTATAATATTATCCATTTTACTTGAAATAGTAAATGATATTTTTACTCTTGATTCACTTATTTTACTTTCTTTCACATGCAATGTATTAATTCCTAATCTACTTAATATTAAAACACATTGATTCATGAATGAAACCAGAGACTCCTTGTAAGTTGGATTGATTTGTTGTGATGTCTCTTGAATCTTTATAATATATATTCTTTCAATAGTAGTTAACCTTCTATCAATTGTTTTATCCCATCTGATTTTGCATCCATCTCCGCCTTGAAACCCTCTCATGAACTGAAGCCCATATGCATTATTGTCAACTATCCAATTTGGAATGCTATTTCTTACAGTTTCTGTTTTTTTTCCATATCCTATTCCCATACTTATTAAAAGTGCTGGCAAACATCCATTATAAATTACTGCATATGTGTGGTGTGTTTGTTCTCTGTCACTATCTTTACTTTTAAATGTTCTTGTTCCTTCCATTATTTTAATATCTTTGTCAAATCCAATTGATTTCAAATCATTTGTAAACTCTAATGCATCACAATATTGTCCGAAATCAAACGAACATTGAAATTCTTTATATAAATAAACACCGTCATTGTTGACATTTTTTCTATTTTTTTGGTATATATTAATTGAACCATCAGCATATAAATATCCAATTATTCTTGACAATGTTGTTAATTTAGGATTATTTTCATAAAGCGGAAGCAATCCGATATTTTTTAATTTACTAACATATTTTTGTACTTTATTTATTTTTCTATTTTTAGTTTCGTCAATTTCGAGTTCTTTCATCTTATTAATAAATTCATCTTCACACAATATGCATTTGTCTCCAATTTTATTATCTTCAATGTGTGTGGGAAAGTGAGTTATTCCAACTCTTAATTCGTTCTGTTGAATCAACTCACCCACAGTTTTCCAACCACAGTTTGTCATGAATTTATGGTCTTCTGTTGCTACAATTTCTCTTCCACTAATAGTTTTGACCTTGTAAACAGGATTATCATTTTTACGAATAAAGTGATTTACAACTTTAGTTTTAACTACTTCAAATGTTTTGGGACAAAATGACATTACACTGTCTCCAATTCTAACATCTTTTATTTGTGTCCTTGTTCCATCTCCCATAAGAACATTTTCATGAACTCCGATGCATTGATAAGTATTTCTGGGTGACTGGTTGTGCTCTGGAAACGGAATGCACGATGCCAAGATTCCAAAAATGGTGCTCGGGTGAATTTCGCAGTGGGTATAATTGTAGGTGAACTGTGAAGTCGGAGTCGGATTTGATGCATTTTTCAAATCTGTGCGTTTCATTGCAATCATGCTGAAATTCTGTTCCTCCGGGTCAATGTATTCAATCACTGCATTTTCAATCCTGCAATCAGTTACCAGGTCGTCCCACGTGATTTCACGGCGGTCCAACTTGCGCAGAACATCCGACGTGATAAATGTGCGATTATTCTTTACACGCAAAACCGGGCGCATAATTCGCCCCGAGTCATTGCAAATTCGAATTTCCTTGTTTCGAATATCAAAAACAACCGACGTGTAAATATTAATAATACCCTTGCTTTTCTTATCCTTGAATGCATTGTAGAGTTCAACCGGATGAGTGCTTATTCCTACCCACGCACCATTTACAAATACCTTTACTGCATCAACAAGAACGTTGCTGTTGGCAATTGTGTCGAGACATTGAATGTACGGTTCAACCTGCTTGTGAAGCGAATCGGCGTGACTCGGAATGGTGATATGCGACATGTAGCTGATATTTTTTACGACACCGACGCTTGCGCCTTCAGGAGACTCAGCGACGCATAAAAACCCCCATGTTGTGTTATGGAGTTTTCGCGGCGGAATCAGTTTTCCACTTTTATCAATCGGCGTACTTACACGACGAAGGTGGCTCAAACTCGACACATATGTTAAACGATTCAAAACTTGGGCAACGCCCACCTTATTTGTGTTGACATTTTTGATTCCAAAATCTCCAGTTGACAGAGCGCGCTTAATTCCATTTTCAATTGTTGTTGACTTGATTATCTTGTATGCATTCGTCTTGTTAATAATATTCAAGTAGTCTTCGGTCGACCTCCACGAGCCTGTATTGATTTCACGAATGACCTGCTTGGTCATATCCTTCACCACCTTATTGAAATAATTTCGAAATAAATTATTCAGTAAAACACCTGTCAAATCAATGCGCTTGTTCATGTATGAGTCGCGGTCATCTTGTTTTATAATCCCTAAACTGCATTTGATAATTCGTGAAGCCATGTACCCCAAATAGTATATCTTTTGTGCCTGAGTTCTGCAATGAGGAAACAAATCAGAATTCAAGATTTCAATTGCAAAATCGCGCTTCTTTCTTGCTCCCGTTTCTTTATCCATATTCAAAGGAGTAAACATGACAATCGACGTGATTTGACGCATCGCATCTTCATGAGTAAGAACCGTGTTGGCATCAATGACAGACGCGCGAAGTGCCATAAGTATTGACTCATTATTTCCTTCCTTGTTTTCAATATTAAACACTATCTTTTCACATATTTCCTTGTCCGACAGCACGGACAGCGCCCGAAACAACACAAACAACGGAATCGGTTGTTTCACACGCGGTATCTGAACATAAATCGGAAATCCAAAACCATTATTTTTGCTTGCTATCATCATATTAATTTGTTTCGGAGAAATACATTTAAAATCAGGCACAGACTTTACTTCCGCTAGCCACATCCATTTCGTATTTCCTTTAGAAACATTGTAACAATACACTTTGTTTTCAGCCGCCCTTTCTTGACCAAGCACCGTCTTTTCACTTCCATTTATAATAAAGTAACCACCTGCGTCATATGAACATTCTCCCGTCTCAGCATTACTAATGTGAGCATACTGATTCAATATGCAAACTGATGACTTCAACATGATTGGCATTTTACCAATGTGAATGCTCGGCAACACCTTGTGAAACGTTTGCACATTCTCAAGCTGTTCTCCTGAACGAACAATGTATTTTATATTTGCATCCACTGTCATTGTAGATGCATATGTAAAATTTCTTAAACGCGCCTCTTGGGGAAACATGAGTTTCGTAGCACCGTTGTTCTCATGAATTTGAGCACGATAAAGATGAAATTTATCAAACGTAACTTCAATCTCCAGTTTATATTTTTTATTTTTTTTATCAAAATCTTGCTCTGACGCAATCGTCACTGGATTGAACATTCCAATTGTTCTCTCAACTTGAACCCCAATAAAATCATTGTACGACTCTATTTGATGCCTCACCAAACGTTTCAAATGTTGGTCCTTAAAATATGAACTTATAATTTTCCAAGGCGCTTCCGAATATTCGCTTTGACTGTCGTCATAATCATTATATTCATCATTTGTTTCGAAACCTCTCCCATTACTGTCTTTTTTATTCATTTTCACGTGTGAAGTTGAAACAGCCATTTTATAATGTTCGTTCTGACTATTTTATAAATCAATTTATATTTAAATCTTTTATCATATAATATAAAATGATTTATACATTTATTTAAAGTAAAAAGATGTGTCCAAAATAATGTATTTTTTTATATAATAAATATAATATCAAAAAAATACCAATCCATTTTATATTCATTCATTCATAAAATAAATTAACCAATAACTAGCAACAAAATAAAAAGAAAATAAATGACAGAAATAAAAAAAAAGATAACCATCAATCGCGAACATTTAAATCCATCATTTTCACAAAAAAGAAATAACGGTTCTATAAAAAAAAATAGAAAACTCCCTGAATTTATAAAACCCAGTGAACTTAAAAATAATTTGATTAAATTATTGAAACAAAAGAGAGAAGAAACAAAAAATGCAACAAGAGCTCATTCTGTTCCTCTTGATTTTAGTAATAATGACAGTACTAATAATAATAATAGTAACAATGACAAACAACAAAAAGAGCCTTTTAATAGAGAAAAATATACAAACATTTTTTCAAAAGACTTTGAAGCATCCATTGATTATTTAAAAAAATTTAAAAAAAATACACATCCATCTTCAGTAACGCGAAAACATCACTATAATAATAATAATAATAATAGTAATAACAATAGTAACAATAATTCAAGTAAACTTCAAAATGTTACACTAGATGTACCCTCGAATTTAATGCTTCCAATTTCATCAAACATTACAAGACATGTTACAGGAGGAATAAACACAAACATGGATACGGACATGGACACAAACATGAACACGGGCGTTAAACATGACGAACCATTATCACCTGTTCTGCATTTAAAACAGCAACTACAAGAGCTGCAGCAATCTTTATCTACTTTGAAACTAAACATACCTCCACCACCACCTCCTCCACTACCACCTCATGAAGTGTCTCAAGCGCCGGCGCCAGCGCCACCACCTCCTCCGCCTCCGCCACCACCTCCTCCGCCTCCGCCTCCGCCTCCGCCTCCTCCGCCTCCGCCTCCGCCTCGTTCATCTTTGAAATATGACAACTTCATCAATGACAACAATCATGATGATGATGATTATGATGGCGCGAAAAATAACAAAAACAATTCAATGATTAAACTCAACGACGATGTTCCATATGGAGCAATGAAAGGTGGAACAAAACCATCATACAGACAATTTTACAATAAAACATTAAAAAAAAATTCATTCGATAATAACAACATTTACAATTATAATAATGAAAACAAAAATACCAGTCACCTGAAAAAAACCAGTCATAATAAAGTAAAAAAATATAAACCTCAACCAAGAAAACTCAAACAAGTTCGAAGAAAAACTACAATTAAAAAATACAAACTTGGAAAACATGGCAACAAAATAAGTATTTTAATTAAAAACAATAAAACCAGAAAAATAATTCAAAATGCACAACGCGAATTAAAAAATGTTCCAATTTATGATGTAAAAAATGCACTTATTAAAAATAATTTATTAAAACTTGGTTCTACAGCTCCATCCAACATATTACGAAAAATATATGAAGAGTGTAATATGACAGGAGAAGTTGTAAATACAAATGGAGACGTATTTATTCACAACTACATAAATGAAACAAGAAAAATTTAAATGAATTTAAACATCTTTAATAAAAATAAAATCAAATTATAAAATAAATAATATCTATTATTAATATAAAAAAAATGGGAAATGCTAGCTCAAGAACAGTTAATAGAGATGATAGTGTAATAAAAGCAGAAATGAATGAAATAATGACAAAAATAAATGTTCAGAACAAACGCCTTGACGAATTTATTAAAAACAGAGAAACAACAGCAACAGACCAGTTGAGTGAAAATAAAAAGAGTAAGGATGAGGAACAAATGAGGTTAACAGGAGAATTAGTTGCTTTAAAAAGAAGACTAACAGAATTAAATGACGAGTTAAAAAAATTAGAAGAAGCCGCATCTGCATCTCCTGCCGCTGCCGCCGTTGCTCCTGCTGCTGCCGCCGTTGCTCCCGCTGCTGCCGTACCCGCACAAAATCTTGATACACCTAGAACACAACAAATTTACAACCCCAGAAATCTACAAGGCTCTCCTCCAAACCTACCTGATTTTGAATATCCCGATCCCGCCGGTGGAACAATAAAAAGAAAAAATAGTAAAAGAAAAAATAGTAAAAGAAAAAATAGTAAAAGAAAAAATAGTAAAAGAAAAAATAGTAAAAGAAAAAATAGTAAAAGAAAAAATAGTAAAAGAAAAAATAGTAAAAGAAAAAATAGTAAAAGAA